CTCTTTTTTGATATAATAGACAAGATGTTTAGTTTCCACTAAGCGGACAAGGCTTACTATGGTAAGACCTAATAAAGATTAAGGAGTGGATGGTTAGTGGATAATGCAGTAAGCACAGATAGTAAGATTGCATGGTATTCGGTATTTAAGCCTAGTTGGTATGTTGATCAGATGAAAGGGTGGTCAACTCGTTCTTATTTCTTATTAATTCTCGGGCTTGGCTTAATTGTTGGGATGACGATCGGTGGGGGACAGTTTAACGCTGTTACTATTGCTACTCTTTTTGCTGGGGTATTAGGGTTTACTTGTACTCTTTCAATTACTAATGCTAAGCCACTTAATGGGGTTTTGGGTTTAGTTTCAGCACTTATTTATATTTTTGTTGCTATTCAAGCCAAGAATTTTAATGACGTATTACTTCAAACTGTTTATATTATTACTTTAGATCTACCCGTCTTATTAATGCCTAGTTGGGCTAAAGATGTAGATAAGAAAGTGCGATTCTTGCATGAAAAGGGTAAAGGGTTGCGTAACTGGGTGCTTACGATCCTTTTCTTTGTAGTAGTACTAGCTGTTCTTTATTACTCTGATACTCATTGGTTTATTAGTCCCCGTCCTTGGATCGACTCAATTGCGGCAACTATTGGTATTACAGGCTCCTTACTTACCACACTAAGATTTAGTGAATCTTACTACTGCTGGACCATTCAAGGGGTGATGTCAGTTATCCTTTGGGGTGTAACAGCATTCCAAGGTGATGCTAACTGGGTATTATTTGTAACTTATCTATTGTATCTTTCAAATGATATGATCGCTTTCTTTGATAAAGATATTAGTTGGTTCCACCATAATAAGTAGTAAATAAGGATAAGTGTAAAAACTTATCCTTTTTCTCTTGACTAAAAGTAATCGTTGTGATAACATTAATATTGTTGAAGGAGGGTGTTAATTATTAAAAAGATAGATCTGAAAAAAATTAAAACTGCAAGAACTAAACAACACCTTACACTGCAAGATTTAGCGGATAGCTTAAATCTAAGCCATCGAAGTGTCTATGCTTTAAAGGAGCAAGGGAAACGTTCTTTTAAGGTGGACGAGTTGCCTACTTTATGTAGGGTGTTGCACTTAACACTAGAAGAAATTTATACAAAAGAATAGGATAGGAAGTTTATGTTTGAATTTAATTATCATGATACATACGTATATGTAGTTAGCTATAATGGCAAGTACTGGGTAGATTGGAAACTATTAGCTTCTCCAGTATTTGACGAGGTTAACTATCAAAAATCAATGAGTAATAATTTTGCGTTGGATTGTCGATTAGTCTTAAAGACATCTATTCATAAAGACGATTTACCAAGCTTATATAAAATCTATTTAGGCAAGTCATGTTACTTAGTAGAATTAAATGCTTTAACTGAATATTGTATTAATTCTGGTCCAATGGAATTCATTGACTTTATCTTTGATGTGGTTATTCCGAAAATTAACAAGACGGATCATGTACATATTGATTGTAAAACAGATAAACTTGTTAAGCGTAACCCTAAAAAAGAACAATCTGAAAAAGTTGATGTTGACCTAACTAAAGTTTTAGCAAGCATTGAAGAATTAAAAGAACATCAACAAATTATTGAAGAGAAGCTAGATAAGTCTTTGGCTAATACTCCTCATCTATCTGCTAATGATCAAGAGTTAATTCGACTTTACCAAGAAAACCAAGCTTTGTCGTCTATTAATAATTATGCTCCTGTTTCTACTCAACCTACAAAGCGAGTTACGGTTGACCTCAGTAAAGAAACAGATAAAAGTCTAAAAGACGATAAATCAATGACTATCGGAGATTTCTTACAGTCTTTTAATGCTATTTATAATCTACCCTATACAGAAGAAGAAGTTATTAAGATTTTAAAGGATAGCAAGCAATTGAGTAATAGAAGGATTACTTATAACCAGCCTATTAATAATGCAAAGTATCGTCATTATTTTGTTAATGGTAGTGCGCCTAAAGGCCAAGTACCTAAGCTTTCTACAGCCGGTCAAGTATGGCTAGAAAAGAAGTTGTTAAGATTTACCAAGTTTAATAGTATGAAGGAGCTTCCAGATTAATGAGAGTACTAGTATGTGGAGATGTTCATTTAACTAATTATGGAATGTTTAATGAGCCAACGGATGATCCAGCCGTAGGATCTCGTCTATCTTATATCTTAAAAGCATTAGATGATTTCTTTACTTATGGTAAGGAAAATAATATTAATACATATATCATTAATGGGGATTTGTTTGATTCACGACAAAGTGATAATCCGACTACATTAGCTCATATCCGTAAACACTTTATTACTAGTTTCAGAAACTTAGCTAATCTTAATAAGGTTACGCTATACTTAAACTCTGGTAACCATGATCAGTATACCCGTAGCGTTACTCCAAACAGCCTAGAGGATTTTGAGCTATATTCTACTGATACTCATAAGATTAAAGTGATTAATGCAGTTACCCCTATTCAAGTAGATAACAATACTGAATTATTTTTTATTCCCTATGACGAGGATATTAAAGGAACTAAAGAAGCGGTTAAGGATTATTTATACAAACATCCTTTTAATGGAGCTGTTAATGTGTTTGCTCATTTAGGTGTAACAGGGGCTACCCAAGGACGCTGGAACCATCGTTTAGGTGGAGCGTTTAATCTCGATGATCTAGGTTGGAACGCACCTAATGTAAAGTCAATTTCTCTTTCGCATTATCATACCCGCCAGAGCCTTAAAAAAGAGGGTACTAAAGACGCTTATTATATTGGTGACTTAACTGCTCTTAACTTTAATGATATTGGTAGTGATGGTTTAGGTGTACCTCGTGGATTTGACGAGATTGACTTAGATACGGGAGAGCATAAGTTTATTGATTTAACACAAAGTCCCTATAATATTCCTACTTTTAATCAAATTAATTTAGATACAGACGATAATTTTGATTTAGCTACACAAGTAGACGATCATTCTTATTATAAGATTAGTTGTAAGTCAAAAGATACTTATGAAAAGTTAGCTAAAGAATTAGAAAATAATTCTATTGCTTCTCGTGTGCAATTAATCCTTTTACCTCAAGAGCAACGTGTTACAATTGATGTAGACGCTAATGCTACTGATACTGAATTAGTATCTAAATATTGTGATTTGAATTATCCCGAAGTTAAAGATAAAGCATTAGACTACTTAAGAAAGGCAAAAGAAGCAGAGTGATAACTTTAGAATTAGGAAACATTTTCATTAAGTTAGTTTTTGAAAATGTGAATGATAAAACAATTGAATGGGTTTGGAGTCAAATTCATACTACTTTTGATCCGTTAGACCCCGATAGATTTAGGAAACGCCCCTTTAACCTTCGGAAAAGTAACGGAGATCGTGTGTGGGACGGCAGAGTAAACCTATGTGAAGAAAAAGATCATTTAGTACCATTGGGATTTTATGATAGATTAATGGTGCTTATGAGAAGTATTGAACAATCTTCTGGAATTGTAGTTAAGGTAATAGATAAACGTGGTTCTGCTTTACACTTTGAACTTCCTCGGGAAGTGAATTTAGACGGTCATGGAAAAGAAAAAGATTTAACTTTACGTGATTATCAATACGAAGCAGTACAGCAAGTTAATACTGAGCAATCTGGAATTATTCTAAACGCTGTGAACGCAGGTAAGACCGCATCTGCCGTCACTCTGTTTAAATACTTATTACCTAAGGTAAATGAGGGACAGCATTTACTTTTTATTGCTCCTAATAAGAGTATTATGAACCAGATCTATCTTAAATATCAGCATTATTTATCAGAAGATATTGTTGGTATCTGGGGTGACGGTAAAAAAGATATTAACCGCCCCATTATCTGTGCTACTATTCAGACTTTAGCCTCTGCAATTAAAGAGCCAAAGACTAAGCCTACCAGAAAAAAAGATAAGTTATTAGGTCGTTTTGCTGAACGTTATGCACCTGCTATCTTAGAATCTGGTGATCCTCGATCTAATCTTGAGTTGTTAGCTAGGAATTTTCATCCTAATTATAAGTATGAACAAGACGATATTGAAGAACTACGTAATCTTTATATGAATTTACAAACATCTGATGATGTAAAAGATTACTTTGAGGGTGTACAAAAGCGTTATAAGAAATTACTTTATTCCTTAAATGAAGAGGCTTACGAAAAGTATTATGATGCTATTGACCTCTTGAATAATACTAGAGCAGTAGTTTGTGATGAAGCTCATCGTGCTGGTGCAGAGTCTTACTGGAAGGTATTTCATTACTTAACTAATGCAAGAGTTAAAGTAGGCCTAACGGGTACTTTGGATAAGACTAAGAAAATTAGTATGGCTCATATTCGTGGATTGTTTGGAAAAGACTTAGTAAAAGTCACTAATAAACAGATGATTGAACGAGGCGTGTCTGCTAGACCTCATATTCGTTTAGTACCAATTGATGAGCCTACAGATCTCGAACCTCGTATTCAAGCTACGATGATGGCTAAGGGATATTCTCAGCTACCTACTGCTGATTTGTTGTCCTATCAGATTGCATATGATTTAGGAGTAGTCCATAATGAATACCGTAATCGTGTTGTTGCTGAATTAGCTTATAAAGCTTCTTCTAAGCTGGATAAGCAAGCAGTACTAATTATGGTTACGTCTATTGAGCATGGAGAATTGATCGGAGAACAGCTTGATAAATTAGGTGCAGAGTACCAATTCTTGCAGGGTAAAGATGATAGTGCTACCCGAGAAAAAGCGATTGATGATATTGTTAGTGGTAAGCTTAAAATTGTAATTGCTACTAAGATTTTTGAAGCTGGGATTGATATTCCTAACTTAAAGGTATTAATTCTTTGTGATGCTTTAAAGTCTTACATTTCTGTTATTCAGAAGATCGGGCGTGTGTTACGGATAATGCCAGATAAGCGAGATGTGTTTATATTCGATCTTGTTGACAGGACACAAAATTCGTTATTTAAACACGCTCAAGATCGAGTAAGGTATTATAAAGACGAAGGTTTTGAAGTTAAATAATATTGAAAGGTTCTAGGTTGGTTAATGGCAGTAAAAAATTATGAGCAATATACAGTTACTGAACACGCTAAGAAAAGGATTTTAACCCGTTTTAATATCACTAATAAAGAGTTTGACGAGTGGTTAGCCCGTTTGTTATCTCAGTGTACTTATTTAGAGACACAAGACAATAAGCGAATGCGTTATCGTTTAAATGATATTATTGTAGTAATTGATCCAAAACAGCATACAGTGGTAACTGTTTATTCACAGAACGAAAATGAGATCGATATTTCATCTGCGCCAACGAACCCAGAAATACAAACTGTAATTAAAGAAGCACTAAACGATTATATGAATAAGAAAAAGGTATCATTAGCTGTTAAGCTTCAAGAGTCAATACAGCAGGCTTATGACGCTAACCAACGAATGATTAACCCCTATTCTAATTATCGTTATACAAATAAATCTTGGGATGAGTTTTGTAAGGCTTATGAAACTATTACTTCTATTGTTGAGAGTGGTAAGTCCTTATTGAAAGAAGCGGAGTCCAAGATCAAGGAAGGATAAAGCTATATGAAAAGAATGTTAGTAGTATTGGATCATTATGACGCTGATATGTTTAAAGTGGTTAATAAGAAAGCCGAAGGAAACTTTTTACATAGTGTCGTAGGTTCAATTCTTTCTAATAAAATTATTGGTCACCCAAAAACAGGTTTAGATACGAAAGATACAACAGTAGACTTGAAGTTTCTTTATACTGATAAAGTACCCCCTCGTAATAAGTATACTAATGCAGTTGTTAAGCCATCTGCTAGTATCTTGCATAAGAAACGTGATGAGATGGTGCAGTATATCTTAGATACTAAACCCGATATTGTTGTTTCTTATGGAAGTTGGTTTAAGAATGAATTAACTTCTTTATATAAACTTCCTAAAGATATGTTTGAATTAATTCCGTTTAAGCTACCCCAAAGTGACTTTACTACTTACTTAGTATTTAACCCGTCACTTAAACAACAATTCTTCTTGGGTAGCTATGAACGAGATAAGATGATTATTAGTAATCGAATGGTTAATCGGTTTTTAAAAGGTGGAATTGAGAATACTAAGCCTCAGTTTGGTAAGTATCGTTTAGTTACTAATTATCACGAGGTAGAACGTATTTTCAATGAAGTTTTACCTAAGTACCCAATCATCGCACTGGACTTTGAAACTAATACCCTTGAAACTTATCGTAAGGGTGCTAAGGCTATTATGGTAAGTATGAGTTGGGAAGAACATCAAGGTGTTTCGATTCCGCTTAATCATCGTCTTAGTCCTAATTTGTGGACTAAAGAACAGTTCGATAGTATCATTAATATGATTAAAGAATTAATGATGAAAGAGCAACGTAAGGTATTACATAACTGTATCTATGATATTCATATGATGATGGATATTTACGGGTTAGAGTATGCTACTAATTGTGTTGATACTATGCTTATGTATTATGAAACAGTGGATGAGAACCAAGGCGCTCAACGTGGGCTAAAGCACTTAGCTTATAAGTATACTGATATGGGTGGTTATGAAGATGAACGTGACCAAGCTATTGAACAATACTTAAAGAATGATTATGACCGTTGGTATTCTACTGAAATGGAAAAGTATGAAAAAGGCGAACGTAGTCGTAAGCCAAGTAAGACGCAATATACCGCCCCTACTAACCAAGTAGACGGTGGTAAGGTAGATTTCGAGTGGTTACCTATGGAGACTATTTATAAGTATGCTTCTGCTGATACTGATGTTACCCTCCAACTTTATCACATCTTTGATAAAAAGGTTAAGTCCCGTCCTAAGTGGATTAAGTTCTGTTATGAATTCTTCCCACAACTATGTGATACTTTAGCTTATATGCAACATACTGGTTTTCAAATGGATATGGATAAAATGGAGAAATACAGAGAACATTTCACTAATGATATTGAAGAAGTTACTAAAAAGATGTATGAGGTTTCTCCTGAAATCCAAGAATACGAAAATCATAACTTAGCTCTATTGCAAGAACGGGAACAGATTAAAGCTATTAAGCCAGCTGATCGGACCCCAGAACAGAAAGAGAAGTTCAAGGAGTATGGTAAACTACGTGGTGAAGATACTAATGGTATTCCTAAGTACAAATTCAATCCCGGCTCTAGTGAGAAGATTGGCTATGTTTTATATCATATGCTAGGATATAAGCTACCTGCTGATAAAGAGTACTTAAAGCCAAAAGCTGTTCAGTCTCGTAAGTTAAGCCACCCAGAAAAACTTACATGGAAAGATTATAAGACTGATCGTAATTCTGCTTTGCCTTATATTAAAAAGACTTACCATGCTCCTTTAGTAGATTTGTTACTAACATATTCTAATGATAAGAAAATGATTAGTTCTACTATTGAGGGATATAGTAAGTTAGCCGATGCTACAGGAAAGTCACATCCTACATTTCACCCGTCTGGAACCTCGACTTCCAGACTTTCTAGTAGTAACTTAATGCTCAGAATATTAAAAAGCCTACAAGTGATGTTTATGATCCTAATTATAATTATTCCGCTAAAGGATTATTTAAGTCACGGTTTAAAGGTGGATATATCTTTAATATTGATTATAAGTCACTAGAAATCTTTATATCATCTTTGGTTTCTAAAGATATTGGTATGATGCAGGCTTTAATGGATGGTGCAGATATACATAAACGTAATGCTAGTTTAGCTTTTAACATCCCTGTTGATGAGGTAGATTCCGAACATAGATACCTTGCTAAAGCCGTAGACAAACTTGCGGCCATATTATAGTAATATAATTTGAAAAACATCCCCTAAACAGGCAAAGTCTAAATAAGATAAAAATAATAACCTTTTTAAAAAGGACGAATAGACTGATAAGAGAGCCTAAATCCTTATTTAAGGACAGTGGTAATCCTGTGCCAATTGATCTATAATACATTTATAGCTTTTTGGAGAAAGGAGTTATTTAATGTATTATGATATTTTAATCAATAACAAAAGAAATAAATATGTACAACTTATTACTAAAAAGTTATTACATCTAAGATCTTATATTATTAGAAAATGCGATGACCCAACGTATTATAAATATGCTAACTATGGAGGTCGAGGAGTAACATATGACCAAACATGGAAAGATAAGGATAAATTTTTACAAGATATTTGTTCTGTAGAAGGATTTAATTTTATGTCTTATATTAAGGGTGAATTGTCCTTAGACAAAGATTTAAAAGATTATAAGGCGAAAATTTATTCTAAAGAAACTTGTACGTGGGTAACTAATGCTGAAAATGAAGTACTTAAGCCTAGTAGAATGAAAACTTATTATGGCTTCAATTTAGCAAAAGGTATTACTTATATCTTTAATCAAAAAGCTGATTTTGCTAAGAGAATGAATATATCAGAAAAGGTAGTAATAATACAAACTAGAAGACGTAATTCATTAAATAGTAATATAAGTCATATAGGTTGGGTTTTTTGGTCTGAAGATGATGATAATTTACCTAACGTTAATTTATATTGGTATAGTAATGCTAAAGGTAATATTAGTATAAGTAGTACTTTACAGCTTCAAGTAGAACAGTATGCACATCTATCCGGTAGTACTTTTTATAAATTAGTGCGTTCTAATAAACGCTCTAAGATAATTAAAGACCAAACACAAATTTTGCTAGTGGATGGTAAAAAATACACATTTCCTACTATAGGAAATATAGCAAAGTTCTTTGGGATTAGCAGAAGTAATCTTGCAAATAAAATTAATAAGAGTACTGATTTTAAAATAAGTGGAAGATCTTTTCATATTATTAAAACTACTGAGGTGGTAGGAAAGATAGGCTACCATCCTATCGACTTGTTTGCCAATGTTATTGATTTAAGAAAATAGGCGCAACGACTATATAGGGAATATCCTAATAGGATAAAGATATAGTCTTAACTATAACGAAAGTTATTAGACAAAAATGAAGTTTTGGCTTATTGTATGGCGAGTCTCCACAAGGGCTTTCAGAGTCTCGTGGGTTAACTTTAGAAGAAGCTCAACAAGTTTATGATAAAGTGTTAAGTGCTATGCCACAAATGCAAAAGGCAATTGAAGTTACCGAAGATTTTGTAGAACAACGGGGGTATGTAGAAACGATTGCAGGACACGTAAGACGATTGCCCGAAGCTACTCAAAATTTAGACTATGGTAAAAAATCTCGTGCTATACGTCAGTCCTTTAACGCAGTGATTCAGGGAAGTGGTTCGTATTGTACTAATACTGCTCTAATTATCATTCGCAATACGTTACGTAAATATGGGTTAAAGTCTCGTATTGCTATTACGGTGCATGACTCGATCGTATTAGACGTACACCCAGATGAAATTAATATTGTCCCAGCAATGGCGAAGAAGATTATGGAACATTTACCTATCCAAAATTTTATTCTTAACATAAATGATTTCCCTACTTTGAAAATTGCTGATAAGTATAAGATTAATGATACTCAATTCCGTTTTCCATTGTTTGGTGAAATTGCTTTTGGCAAGACTTATGGTGATGATCTTGACTTTGACTTTGATGATTACAAAGCTCTGGGGATTGATAGGTATTATCAATTTAGTATGGAATGTAAGTACATTGAGGATAAGGCTAATACTGATTTGAGTAATGAAGAGGATAACGATAAGAAAGCTGAGATTGTTAAACAACGAGATCGGCAATTAGAGGAAATTAGAAATAAATATTTTAAAAAGGTTGACAATAAATAATGTATGTTATATACTATACTTATGGTTAGGGACTAGCCGTGGTAAGATAGCAAAGTTCTGTAAGTTAGGTATTCAGAATACTGATGTAAGATCCTAAATACTACCTTGTGTTCCCAGAAACTTAGTCATTCATGACCGAGTAGTTCACTATAATAACTGTTGACAGATATGTTAACGAATCTGATTTTAACAAGTTGTACCTAGCATAAAGGCGTTCCTATTTTATTACAAGTTTAATATGGGATTATCTTACGTCCAGCTAGAAATTACAGCTAATCGCATAAAACAGTTCCTATTTAAATTTGACTCGAAATCAAACTACAGTTTACTGTTAGCGATTAATGAAAGTTCCTTATAGCGGGTACATAGCGTGCACAGCCCGTTGTAGGGAACTTTTTACATACAAGAAAGGAAGTATAATAATGAAAAACTTTTCATATAATACGTTAAATTCAATTAATAATATTACTATTCGCTTATTTAAGGGAGTAGATATGGATATTCAGGGAGATAAGGTTTCTCGTTCTGCTACAGAAGTTCAAACTATGGCTAGGAATGCTATGATTGACGGGGTTATGTTTGATGCCGAAATTTTAAAATCTATTTCCATAAAGATATTAAACAATATTAGCCTTACAGCATTAAGATATTATGGAATTAGTAACAGTACTGTTAATTCAACCTTTTTCCAGACCTTAGACCAAAACATTAATACTCCTACGTATATGCGAATGTATATGCAAGCTCTTAATTACTTGCAAACATATGGTGGAGTTAATGTAACTAGTCACGAAACTGTTCAGTTTGGTCCTAATCGGCAATTAGACGATAGTATTAAATTAGACTTACAACAAAACTTTACAGTCATTTCTGCTTTTACAACTGAAGAATTAAATCAAAAGGTTCAGTCTTTACTTTACAGTGGTATGGCTTTAGACTCCAAAGCTGTTGAGGATTTAATTTACTTAATTAGTAAACTGAATCTAAAAATTGAAATTAATAAAGTTAAGAACCGTGAAGCTATGATGAAGCTTAGCAAGGAATTAGGACTTTATCCAGTAAATCCAGATATGTTTATGAATTACATATACAGTTTAGTTACTGGTGATACAATGCTGGTAAAGAATGAACAAACTTACATTAAATTTAATGGTATGCTCCTTGATTCTAATTCTACTAATGACTTTGTTTATTCATTAATGCACGAATATGACAGTAATCCTTCAACGTCTTCACTAAGATCATTGGTTAATCGTTACCACAAGATGTTCTTAATCTTACGCAAGAATGCCCCTTCAAGAGAGGAAAGACGTTTCTACAACCGTATCATGCGCCGAGGTAAGAATACTAAGAAAAATTATCGCCAAAAAGGTATTTTAGATCAGTTGCCAGAATATATTAAAGGCGAAGTATCCTTTACTGATAAGCAGATTTTAGATGCCTTGTTCAATGCTAGTACCTATAAATTAGCTCGTATCTATACTTATCTAGTTAATTTAGATAAGAAAGATAAGAACGGATCACTATATCGAATCCGTAATGGTAAGTCTTATTATGTATCTGGTAAGGAAGACCTCGATGTTATTTTTAGCTCATTTATTTCCTTTAAGAATGTTGCTGATAATAAAGTGATTAAGGATTTAGTTTCTAAGATTGTTGAAGAGCTTTTCCAGCGAGGACGGAATGCTTTTGCTAATAATAATGAGAAAGTTGTTTACTATATTCCGGGTGATCTGTATTATAGTATTCCTACCTCTGGTAAGCAGTTTACTGGTAATATTCCAGATTACACTAGTTTTGATTTTCAATTAACTGGTGATGAACGTCTAGGTGTAGGTATTCACTGGGATAAGCAAGCAGACCTCGACTTACACGCTGTCACTTTAGACGGCGACACGTTTGGCTGGAATACTGATTGGTTGGATAATGATAGTAAAGTTGTTTATTCTGGTGATATGACACACTTAGATGATAGCGGAAACGCTAGTGAAATCATATCTATTTCTAAGGACTTAGATAAACCGATTTTATTATCTGTGTCTCCATACTACATTAATGAAAGTTACAGAGACTTTAATTTTGACTTGTTTGTAACTAGATTTAATCAAGGAAAGCTTAGTTCAGATTTAAACTCAACGCCTGAGGTTTATGTTAAAACTATCTCCAAAGACGCTTTTAATATTAATAAGTTATCCTTCAAGAACCCAAGTACTATGACTCTTGGGGTGATTATTCCTCGGGGGGACGGAAAATTTAGCTTTGTAATTACTAATTTTAATTTTGGAAAGATACACGTTCCAGACCAAGATCAAAATAAGCAGTTGTTAAGCTACCTTAGTGATTATACTGAAAATATTCCGTTCTTAAATAATCTTTTTGGTGGTAATTTAGTTGTTGATAAAGATTTATTACCACGTTACACAGAACAGGGCTACAAGGTAGTAGACTTATCTCCAGCTAATGTTACTGTTGATACCTTTACTGATTTAATTAATAAGTTAGACGAGAATAAATAATTAATAAGAGACTTTAGAGTCTCTTTTTATTTTATCTTTTTTTGTACAAAAATAGTTGAATATTTAACTAAAAGTGTTATACTTATAATTGAAAGATAAGGAAAGGAAGAGATAATATGAGTTTATATGGTAATTATGTTCCAGAAAACATTGAAATGACTTATAATAAATTTCAAGAGTTAGAGGGTAAGCAAAAAGCCTTACAAGAAGAATATGAAGATAAGGCTGAATTTATGATGGGCGATTATAACCTATATGATCCTAATATCAAAACTCTGGTTACTGGATATTCTTTAGGTAAAGTTATTTTTAGTACTTGGAAACAAGATCTATACGAAGACGTTACTGGCATTTTTTATGATTTAGTTACAGACATTGAAAAAGAAATTTATATGGAAAAAGGTAAAAAAGTTGCTAATGACACTGATCTTGTCGGTAACTTTGTAAAATGTTTTAGTAAGTCTTACGATAATGACTTGGCTAAATTTGATGCTGAAGAATTTTGCTTAGGTCTTGATGATTGGGTTGAAGAATTAAAGATTGAACATGATAGTCAATATTTCTATGTTCCAGACCCCCTGCTTCTTCTACAAAATACAGACAATAATGATATAAAAGGACTTGCTGAAATTATTTATGAAGGTGGGGTTAAGAAAGTATGCTAAGCTTACAGACGGTTAAATTAGTTAAGGTATTAAAGGAACGCCCCTTACCAGAAAAGGTTGCTAAAGAACTTGAAAGTTTAAAACTAAACCCTAACAATTATGTGTTTGTTGACTATGATGTTACTTGTCCTATTGGTCATCGCCATTATACAGATCGTATCTGTCTTAGGGACGAATGGGAGCTATTAAAAGCAAAAGGTTATGAATTAGAGTATGTAGATCATGACAAGATTATCCCTAATGACTAAAAATTGTGTTAGCGTTTTTGTGATTTGTTGGTAAATTTTGTTTAATGAATTTAGAAGTTAAAGGACTGTTATAATGTTTAAAGTATATTTTAATTATGGTTGTATGAAATCTGGTAAAACCGCTGATTTATTAATTACAGCACATAATAATAGAGAGAAAGGCGTACCTGTTTATATCCTTTCTCCTAAGATTGATACTCGTAATGGTGAGGGTGTAATTTCTACTCGGATTGGCATTTCAGCTAAGGCTGATTTCATCTTGGATAAGTATGATAAAGAATTACATGATTTTATTACTAAAGTTTATAATGAAGACGGAATGATTATTATTGACGAATGTCAATTTGTTGATCCAAGTACGATTCATTCAATGTGTAAGTATTGTCGGGATTTAGATTTTGGTAATACAAGACAAAAGAATAACTTTAGTATTATTGCATATGGTCTCCTAACTGATTATCGTTCTAGCTTATTTGACGGAACTATTGCTTGGCTAGACGAAGCGGACTCAATTAATAAGATTAAATTTAGCTGTGCTTATTGCTCAAGACAGGCTACTCGTAATCTTTTGGTAGATAAGGTAGATCAAGACGGTAACGTTTTAATTGGCGATAGTGAGTATAAGCCTGTCTGTTCTTATCACTATTGGAAATATAATAATAATTAGTTTTATCTGGGGTGGGAGTAAATGAATAAGTATATTGGGTTAGGTTTGTTGATTGCGTTTTTAGCAGTTCTAAAACTATTTTCAGTAGCGATTGCTAGTGCGATTACAATTACATTGGTTTTAGGAGTTGCACTAGTTTGTGATTTGTTAGAAAGGAATAATTTAGATGAATGATTTAGAAAAAGCTTATTGGTTAGTATTTGATAGTGGACTTACGCCTTATGAATTAGCAAAGAAATTAGGTGTTTCTACTACTTTAGTTTATCGTTGGCAGAAGGATAGTGATACCCTACGCCGTATTCAGCGAAAAACCTTAGATAAGTTGGTAAGTGTTTATGACTCGATTAAAAAATAAAAAGTTTAGTTTTAATAAAGTGGTAGCAGGATTAACCTTGGTTGAAGTCTTGCTGTTTTTAACCTACTTCGATTGGTTCTTGTATTTGTTTCCTATATGGATAGTTTTAGGCGGATGGTGGGTGATGAAAAATGTCTGATAATACAAAAGAAGTTTTAGATACTTTAGATCAAGCGTATGTTAACGAGTTTAGAAAACATCACATTTTGTATAAGAAAATAGACGATTATAATTATTTGTTAATGCACCAAGGAAAGTTCTGCTATTTGTTCTGTGCAAGTATCTCTCGTCCATTCTTAGCATATTATCCCTTGTTAAAAAACTTTAATTCTGATATTTTCAATAATGTTTTGGAACAGATTATTACTAAAGTTTCTAATTCAAATACTAAAGAATACGGTTTTAGTACTATACTTAGTAGCTCTAAGTATCCAAACTACGGAGATGTAATTGGAGATCTTCATTTCTATCAAGGTATGTGTAAAAATTATGAAAAGGGAATTGATAAACAGAAACGTGCTTACCATTGCAGAATTAAGAATGGGTATCTTGATCAGTCTAATCGTATCTTGTTAGAGGAGATTAGATTATCTCTAACAGGTTATAAGAATTTTAAGGAAATGCGACAAAAGGTCTATGGTGATTTATTATGAGAAGATTTTTAAATGCTTGTGGTGTTATCTTAGGTGTTGTAGCAATTGGTGTTTGCTATACTCTGTATCTCTATTTGATTTTCTCTGTTTTAACTGGTTTGATTAGCGTGGTTGTAGCTCTTATTCCAGCTATCCTAGTTTTAATATTCTTGGGGGCGCATTCCATTGAGTAAAGATAAAATTGTATATACCTTAGAGGATAATTATAAGTTAATCTTAATCCGTGATACCATTGAAGATGACGCTGTATTTTATATTACAGGAGTAAGCAGTACTATTCGCCTGCGTCAATTACCTAAAACTGACTTGCACACATTAATAAAATCAATTACTGATGACTTGCCTGCTTGGATTCATGCGGTTTATATTGATAGAATGTTAATGTGGTGGAAGTATGATCAGATAAAACCAATAACAATATAAAGGAGGCTTTTTATTGGTTTATTTTATTTCACCTTATATTACTGCTGTTAGAGCGAAGAAATATAAGCGTAATGTATTACAACAAATTAATCACACCTATACTGCAACCCGTTATTTAATTTATATTCCGGTTTTTATTGCTGGTTTAATTCCTAATGACTTAAATAATCCTAAACAGTACTTTTATTATGTAGGAGCAATGGTCTTAGTTTGTTTGTTAGCTTATCTGTGTATTCGTTTGATTGCTTACTATTTTAAGTATTCGGTTAATAGAACTTCAATTGACTTACTTAATTATGTAATCTTATATGAGACTAAAGATGATTTGCCCCTAGATACAGTTAATCCATTAATTCCAACTTTTGAATATAACCGTACTCACCCTAAGAATAAGGTCTATTTTGGTGGCTATACCTTAGAGGAATTCCGAAAGGCTATGCAAGAAGTTTATGAAGCTAAAAACGATCGGCGATATGGAGAAGATACTCACCGTTATTTAGCTTTGCTGTTTCATGATATGGAAGATTATTATATTCATACTTTGTCTGACCCCGCAGTAGAGCAAGAGGTGATTAAACATGACTAATGATAATTTAGAAAAAGTAGAAAAAGCCCTAGACAAAATACGTGACTCTTTTTTATTTCCTCGCCCAGAATTAAGCAGTAATCTTGGTAAAGACGCTACTAGAGGTATGCTTGATATTGGTTATTCACTTCTCTATTTGGCGAAGGAACAGCAATCTGAAATTAAAGAACCACCAGTCGGTACTTATTATGTTACCTCTACTATAGATGGTTATATAAAGTTATTGTACGCACGATTATTTATTAGACGTCAGTAATATCAACACAATCATTACCGAATAGCAGGTAGGATAGGAGGGGTATTTAGGTTGACACACTTGCCCAACTATTTTTAGCCTTAACTGGTTGTTAGCTTGATCAGTAGCTAAAATAATGAGGGAGTACATACGTTGAGAGTATGTTGTAATAATAAATGTATAGTACTATGTAAAGTCCTTATTAGGACTTTTTATTTTTATCTTTTTGTACAAAAGTAGTTGAAAATTAAACTAAAAGTGTTATACTTATAATTGAAATAAGGAAAGGAAGTTGTAATAATGGTTTTGTACTTAGTTTACATTGCTATTTGTTTTGCTTTTCTATGGGGCATTACTCAAGCATTCCCAGATTTTAAGCTTTTCATCTACTTAGGTGGGTGGATATTCTGTACTGTTGTTTACTTATTTTTAGTACTATACAATCCGGGGTGTTAATAATGGTAATTCTATTAATTTTGCTTTTAATGACTACGTTTGATTTAATAACTTTGTTAATTGTTAACAATATTAAACATGGAGGCTTATAATGATTAATAATATCTTAGAGTCTATGTTTGATGACTTTATCAAGGATAATATGATTGGACTTTCAGATTCTGCAACTAAAGAACTGCTTACAGACGTACAATTCTTTTATAAGTATTGTCATTATCCTTGGAAGAAAATCATTGTAGAGAGGTGGTAGAATAATGTTAACAACACAAGCTAGATTAGCAATGAAGAATAAACAGCCGGTTAAGTTAGTTGGTGACTTATATAATATTTTAGAAATTAAGCACGTTAATGGAACACGAAAGATGGTTGCCACAATTAAGAAAATAGGCTTGGATCAGTATAGATATAAGCCAATTGATGTTGACGTTGATTATTTACAACAAGCTTAGTGAACAATGTATTAGAGACCAAAAATTTTATTATTAGATTTTGGTCTTTTTTGTTTTGTTTCATTATTCAAATTTAGGTTAGTTAAAAAGACGGGGGTGTGCTAAGGGACAGGCGTAAGAAAAAGGTAGAGATAGGGGTAAAACAAGGACATTAATAGGGGTAAAGATAGCTGTTCATGAATCTATGGAAAATGCTAGGATTTAGGAAATATTTTTCTTATGACCCTAGGCAGAGCGAGTGACCACCCTTGAGGAGGTAGACCTTCGAACAAAATGGGGGTGTGGTCTCAACTGTATTATCTAGTATTAAAGACTAGCAAAACTACCCAGCAAAATAAAAAAGCCCCTTCGGTAAAAAGTACCAAAGGAGTTAATAGTTAGATTAGGTTAAATTTTAATTTTAGGAATAAGACAATCAACAATAAACCCGCACCTGCAAAGCTTACTAGTATAGTGCAGACACCAGTGCAAGCCGTTGAGTAGTCGATTCCAAGTAGTTTAGAAGTAACCTTGCAAGTTAGCTCCAGCAAGCTAATTAAACCGCTCGCAAGTAGGTAGAATAAGTTATATACACTAATTAATAAAGTCATGATAATACTTCCTTTTCTTTATCTTACACCATTATAATACAATAAGCATTTTATATTGTCAATACATAATCATAAAATAATAGCTTGATTATCTTATAGCCCTATTTCTTTATATAAGGCTTTCTGGGGCGTTTTAAGGTAGTTAGGTATAATTTACCATTAAAGCAATAAAATAAGCACAGACAAGCCAACAGACTAAAATAATAATAGATTGAGTTAAATAAGCAAGGACAAAGGGGATGAACTAGAATAATAATAATGTTGCATTTGCAACAAAACATCCCCTGTATAGATAAGGATAATAAAAGAAGCAAAATAAAAAGGACTTATGAAAAGCCCTTTAATATTATTCAAATCCTAATTGGTTATTAATGTAGTTCACAATGTTATTAGCTTGTTGGTCGGTTAATTCTTCTTCAATATCAATATCAAACTCTTCGCTTAAATCATTTAACACATATTCTATGTTAATATATGCAACCATATTAGCAACCTTTTCGGGGTCGGTTAAATCCGTATTGACCATTCCAAATTGTTCAGTTTCATAACTCTTGACGTACTCAATAGCACCAAAGACACCGTTTAAATTAGTGCTTACATAAAGCTGATCTTCCTCACTAAACTCTTCTAATGCTTGTGAAGCCTTATATGTTCCAATAATCCATAAATTGTTGCTAGTAGTATTCATTTGAATATCTTCAAGTGAATTGCTTCCGTTTTCTAATGCATCTGCGATAGTTGATAACATAGTGTTGTAATTAAATTCTTCACTCATTTTAATTACTTCCCTTCTTTATCTTACACTATTATAATAACATTGAATGTTTTGATTGTCAATAAAAAATTTAACTTTTTATTTATACAATAGCTGGAAAGTCTTTACCAGTTACGTAGTTTTCTAGCTTGTCGCCTTGATAGTTGGCTGAAAATTGCTTTGCAAATTCCTTTTCGTGACGGCTAGTAGTAGCGCTATAAATACCATTAGATAAAAACTTTCCATCTGGTAAAATGCAAGCTACGACCACATTATAAGATAATAGCAACTTTACACCATTTACCAGGCTTTTGACCTTGGCTTTACCATAGAATGATTTTCGGCTATCATAACGGGGGTTCAAATCTTCCCAATTAGTAGCGCTTTGAGCATTGAGCAATTCATTTAAGTTATAAGCAAATTTCTTCATCATTTTAATAACTTCCTTTCCTTATTTACATTATTATAATAACATTGTTAGTTATTATTGTCAATAGATTTATTTAAATTTTATTCTAATTCTTCCCACGTAGACCAATCATCGTAATACTCAACAGTCCCTTCAATGTAATTGTCAATTTCCTTATCTTCGCCCCCGTTTTCCCAATAATGATCAAATTGTTCTTGAGTCCAATTTAAGTCATACATATAATAATCAATAGCGGATTCATACACTACTTCAGATAAACCAGTGTTAGCAATGACAAGTTCTTTTTCTTCTTTACCCCGTTTCATTGTTAAAATAGCTTCACCGTAAGTTGTTTCAATAAGACTAACTAATTCAGTTTTTACCTTGTCTGTTAATTTTTCCATTTTTATTACTTCCTTTTCTTATTACATTATAATAATAACATTGATTGTTGTTATTGTCAATAGTTTATTTAAATTTTTATCTGGTCTGATTATTTTAGTTTGTTAAATTCTTCAATTCTATCAATTCTATTAATTAGTTTGATAACTAAATTATTAGTGATTCCATTGGCTTGTAACTGTTCCTGCTCCTTTGGTGTAAGCAATTGCCAACTATCGTTAACAATTAGATTTTGTGGAAAAATGTTAGCATTATCATGTACAGTCTGTAAACTGATACTAGCATTAGTTGCTTCCCTTACCTTGTTAGCTAAATCATTCAGAACATTTTTAATATCATTAGTCATAATTATAACCTCTTTCCTTATTACATTATTATAATAACATTGTTGGTTTAGATTGTCAATAGTTTTTCTAAATAATTAAGAGTTTAAGCTTAACTCTTGAAATAAATCCTTGTTTCTTATTACACTTTTATAATAGCATACTTTTAACATAATGCAAGCCCTAATTTTAATTTTTATTAATTGATTTTAGCAATTATAACATTTATTAGATAAACAATAACTAGAATAGCCCTAATTGTCCATATAATCCACTCTGAGGCGTTTTAGCACTGTTTAGTTATAATCTACCATTAAAGCCTAAAAATGAATTAAACACGGTTATATAAAGAAATAGGGCTATAAAATAATTAAGTTGATTTTTTATAAATAAGTATTGACAATGAAGCCTATTAATGTTATTATAATATTGAAAGGTAAATAGCAAACGCCCAGATAGCTGGTAAGGGAAACCATTTTTGGTTGTTGTTAGCTAGATATGTTTAGAGTAATAGGTACTTTTTTAAAAATCAATTGTCTACTTCCCTAATCATATACATCCACCGTATAGCCCTAATAAATCCAAGCTATATTCTGTTCTCAATGTTACAGCCTATTTTATTCAGTTGTTTAATTAAGTTTAGTTTTCTATTAATCACTTCCCTTTCCTTATCTTTCAATTATATTATATCATTATGTAATCATATTGTCAACACATTTATAGAATTAATTGGATCGATCCACTTGTTAAGAATGCTATTATACCAGTCTTTACGGGGCTTTTTTAACTCTAAAATTTATCAGTTGTTAAAATATTTTTATTAATTTATTTATACGTTTTTGGCTTGTTTTTGCCTTTTATTAGCTTTTATAGGGCTTTTTTGTTGTTTTTAATTAGTGAAGATAATCACTAATTACCCTTATTGTCTTTATCTTTTATATGTAAAACTAAAAGGGTAGAGACTTAACGAACGTTGATATAATAACATTCTTAGTTTTTACCCTTGCTTGTGAATTGTTTAATTTATTTACCTTTTTACTGGAAGAGTCTATACTCTTTGGTTAGTTTTTGCATTAATTCAAATATAATGTTGGATAGTTTATCGCTTAAATCCTTATATTCTGCATTATCATAATTTAACAGAATTGAGTCAAGGCGGTGTAATTCCTTATAGTATACGCTATCAATATAATGAAGTGTATTGTCTTTTACTAGTGCAATATCGCCAACGCCTAGACTCTTGTAATTCTGATTCATATAGTAGTTATTGCTATCTTTAAAGTAATTCACTTTTACTTTGTCTTTATTGCCAATAGTACTAACAATATAATTTTTTGGTTGCATTCCTTTTTTCATTGTGATACTTCCTTCCTTATCTTTTAATTATATTGTATCATATTGTATTCACTATGTAAAGATACAATTTTAAGATTATTCTATACCATAACAACCGCAAGAAGTCAAGGATTTTATCTGATAAAGTTATATAGTTAGGCTTGTATAAATTATGTTGTATTTGCAACAATTTTTTAATCTATTATTTGACTTTTATAGCTAAATAGGGTAAGGCTGAATATGACTGAATAACTTAATAGTTCAATAACTCAATAGTTTAATAACTTAATAACTCAATAGTTTAATAGTTCAATAACTTAATAACTTAATAGTTCAATAACTCAATAACTTAATAGTTCAATAGTTTAATACCCTTTGACGAAAAAAAAAAAGAAGGTGAAATTAATCGCCTTCTTTAATTACTTTATATACAATTGAATTTTTTTCTTGTTTATCTAATCCTACTAAATACTTATAATTAGGATTAATATCAACTGGATTGTAATTTTTATCAAAATAACAATTATCGCCTTGTAAGTTCTGAAAATCAATCATATCCTTACCATCCATTATAATAGGCTCCATAGTTTAATCACACCCCTTTTTTTATAAGCTAAATACCTTTCGATAATAATTCAATAAATTATTTACTTGTTTATTATTATAGCAATCTAAAGTTAGTTTATTTTTACCGCTAACATAAAATCCTCTACCATTGATAATGGTATCGTGTCCCTGTAAGATAATTTTTGCCTTAGTCATATTTTTAACTACTATAGTTAATTTACAAGCAGGAACAACTTCACCAAACTCATTTCGTATACGATACTCCCCCCGTTCGATTGCCAATTCAGTCTGGGGGTCAACTTTTACAAGTTCAAATCTAATTACATTATTCATTTTATTACTTCCTTTACTTACTAATAATCATATTCTGAACGGCGCAAGCCTAAATAGTAACATTTACCATCTTCAGCTTTACCAAACGATTTATAAAGATAGCTTTCGGGGTCGTCATCATCTGTTGTATAAGCTTCACCTAAGCAAAATGTTTGAATGAACTTGATACCTAACTGATTTTCTAAAATTTTTTTCGTTGCTTTTTCTAGTGTGTAGGGTGGTAAAACACAATACATATCAGAATAGATTTCATGCTCAACTTCTTGAAATAACTTTGGATTTAACTCTCCATCTTTTTTCCAATCTTCCATAGTATATACATTAGTCATTTTTATTACTTCCTTTTTCTTAATTCCTTATTACATTATAATAATAACATTGTTAGTTATTATTGTCAACCCTTATTTCTAAATAATTAAGAGTTTCAGCTTAACTCTTGAAATAGTCCTTGTTCCTTATTACATTATTATAATAACATTGTTAGTTATTATTGTCAATAGATAATGTTAAAAATTTAAATATGTTCGATAATATTATCGTAGTCATATTCCTGTAATAAATAGCGGTTTAAGTCTTTCATAAAATAAGTGACTTTCATTTTACCCTCTTTTTTTAGTTGGTTGTTTTCTGGGTCAAAAAATCCAAATTCTCCAGTTATAAGATTAACGACTTGAATATCACCAAAATAATTAACAATCATTCCAAAATAGATTTGATTTTTATCATTAACAAATAACCGAGTATAGTTATCAAAATTATCAAAATCGAAGTCATCAGCAATTCCGCACTCTTGATTAAGGTTGTTCATATATGTTTCAATAATCATTTTTATAACTTCCTTTCTTTATTACATTATTATAATAACATTGTTAGTTAAGATTGTCAATAGATAATGTTAAAAAATTGAATAGGGTTTGAAATAAATACCTGCGGGCGTTTGTTTATAGCTTTTCAATTCTTGTTGAATAGGTAAAGGGTAATCTTTGAACAAGTCTTTAATAGCATTCTCACCATTTACAAGCAAATATTCTTCTTGCAAAGTATCTTCTGGGTAATAGCCTAATTCTAGCTTATTCTCTAATTCATTAAGGTTAGTACTTGACCCTTCGACGTTGCCTTCCCAATCAGTCAAAACGTGTTCATAGGTAACCGAGTAAAGACTTGCATTTTCATAGTCATTAGTTTTTGAATAAACAAAATGCTTATAAAAACGGGAATCACCATACTCTGGTAGTTTGTAGATTTTCATTTTATTACTTCCTTTTCTTTATTTATCTTACATTATTATAATAACATTGTTAGTTATTATTGTCAACCCTTTTTCTAAATACTTAAGAGTTTAAGCTCAACTCTTGAAATAAATCCTTGTTCCTTATTACATTATTATAATAACATTATTAGTTAAGATTGTCAACACTAATTACATATTATTTTTTTTAGGAATTTCAAAATCCTTATCTTTTAGGAACTTCAAGGAATTATACATATTATAAGAATGCCCAAATTCCCGTTGGTTGGTTAACAAGTCAATAAATACATTATCAATAAAGATATAATTATCGAAAACAGTTAACATCCTTTTATAACGGGGTTGCCAAACTAATAAGCAACTTGAAAAGTTAGGTGCGTAAATTCTAATGGTATCAATTTTAATTACTTGCTTCAATTCATAGTCAAGCCCCTTGAAAGTAATTAGATTAGTTTCTGAATCTGGCTTTGTGTAGTCATCCATTTTAATCATATATGAACGGTAAAAACTATACATAGATTTAAATTTTTTAGGCTGAGGCTTGATTTTAAAAAAATCTTTTAATGTTAACACAATTCAGCCACCCCCCCCCTTATTTTCTCATCCACAATGGTGTCATTATAGTTATAAATATAATAATCCACCAGTTTGCAGGGTCAAGCATAGACAACACAATAATAGGAGTAACAAGCACCAATAAACTAATAATGATTAATTTTTTAGCTTTTTTATAGGCTTCGGGTATTTGTTGGTCGTGTACGTATTTACGGCGGTTGTCCCTTTCATTCATAATTATACCCCCTTACTGTTTACCTTCAATTAATGCTTCAACCATGTTAAGGCTATCTGTAATCACTTGACTAACTTTTTTCAAATCCTTATTAGTAGGATTATTACGGTCAATTAACAACTTGCGGGAACCGCTATCGTTTGTTGTATAGATTAGTACATCGTTTTTATCCGTACTATCATAATCAAAAAGCCAATTGCCTTGATAATATACATTTAACAGATCAAGGTCGATTGTAATATCATCGCCTTCAATAACAAAGTCTACAAGCTCCATGATTTTATTGGTTAATTCTACATTAGTCATAATTATTACTTCCTTTTCTTATTTCTTATTACATTATTATAATAACATTGTTATGTTAGATTGTCAATAGTTTTTTCTAAATAATTAAGAGTTTAAGCTTAACTCTTGAAATAAATCTTTGTTCCTTATTACATTATTATAATAACATTATTAGCTATGATTGTCAATAGATTATCTAAAATATATTGATAAGTAATTTATCAAATTGTATTGTAATTCTTTGCTAGTTTTAGCAATGGTAATAATTTTTTTAGTATTGTCTAATTCTAATACTTTCCACCATTTCTCATCCACTAAATCATTGATACTGACTTCATGGATACCAAGTACATTGTACTGTATTTTATTATAATTATTGAGTTCAAATTTTTGGATGTAGTGGCTTAAAACATCCACCGCAATTTTTGACCCAGCTTTTCCACTTGTGAGAACATCCAAAGCTTTATCAAATTCACTCTCAGAAATAAGGTCAAATGCTTTTTCTAAAAATTCAAGTTGTTTCAATGTTTTTGCATCCTTCTTGCATAAGTCTTTTTTGAGTTCTAAATTGTGATTAAATGTTTTTGTAATGTTAGCCATTTTTATAACTTCCTTTTCTTATTCCTTATTACATTATAATAATAACATTGATTTTTAAGGTTGTCAACCCTTTTTCTAAACAATTAAGAGTTTAAGCTTAACTCTTGAAATAATCCTTATTCCTTTCAACAATTATATAATAACATTGTTCTGTTATATTGTCAATAGATAATGTTAAAAAATTAGCTTAAGATATTAGTAATATAATTATCTTTTAAGTCTAGCATCTTATTACGATAATATAGATTGACACCATCGACACCAATGTAATCATGTAAGATTGTAGAATTAACATTTTCTAAAAAAATGTATTCTTCGCTTGCATCCATCCAGTTAAACAACCATAAAATAATAGGCGTTTCATCATTGTCATGGTTATCGTACCAATCATCAAGTTCAGTCCAGCACTCACGAAGTCCAGTTTCATCTTCTTCCATAAAGCCATCGAAGTCACCTTCGTATAAATCGTTAACTGTATAATTAACACGATCCTCAAGGTCGATAGCGCTTAAGGCTTCAACTTGCGCACTCTTTAATTCCATTTGATTAATAACATTCATGATTTCTTCATTAGTCATTTTTATAACTTCCTTTCCTTAATTCCTTATTACATTATTATAATAACATTGTTGGTTTAGATTGTCAACCCTTTTTCTAAATAATTAAGAGTTTAAGCTTAACTCTTGAAATAATCCTTGTTCCTTATTACATTATTATAATAACATACCTTTAATAAAATGCAAGCCCTAATTTTAATTTTTATCTGGTTTGGTAACTATAACCCCTACTCACTCAACAGATACACAATTTTTTAGATTATTTTCTTCATATAATAGCAAATAGGACAAATTTAACACGCTTATAAATACCACACTAATAAATAGAAGTCAAGGTAAAACAACACATTTTTTAATCTGTCTTTTTTCTAAAAAACCTCTGGTACTCGAAAATTAATATAATATAAAAGGAACCCATTTTACTGGATTCCCTCTGGTACTCGAAAATTAATATAATATTAGTCTAGTTTATTGGTAGCAGTTAACATACTAACCACTATTACCAATAAGTTTCCTTCTGTACCTCGAAGTGTAATTTCTGTTTCTAGTGCGCTTTCGCCTTTGATAAATTTATTTAAGGACTCCTCGGAATTAGTTCCGTCTAATTTTTTCCAAGCACTAGAGTCGCAATTAACCAATGTTAAAGGTTTAGTATCTAATAACATATGGTAATTATTTCTAATATCAATACCATAAGCATTAAAATAGGTAGTTCTTACTACGCTAGAGTCTAAGTCTTTAATCTCGCTAAAAAATATCGGCGTACTGTTAAACATTAATTTAGTTACTCGTCCTAATAAACCTAAATTAATTAACTCAGACAAATTATAAAGACTAATATCTTTATCATCCCAACTAGGCTTAATTAGTGGGGTAATTAGATACTCCCTTTCCCCCATTAATAGGTTAAACACGTATTGGTCATAGTAAAGCTTAACAATCGTATAGTCATGATTATCAACTTTAAATTCTCGATACTCATAATAACGGGGTACCTTATTTAGAAAAGTCCATTCATGAGGTTCACTTTCCTCAAACAGACCAGAGGGGTCATTCTTCAAATTCCATTCTAGCATTTCTTGACTTGAAAAAGTGCTGAATTGTAATAGTTCTAAGTCTTTACTAAAACGGGGTTGAGCAACTAGATAAGTAAAACCTCTTTGACCTACATCTTTAGCTTGGCTAATACTCATGCTAATTAAGTGATAGTTTTTTAAGTGGTTAGCCATTGCCCGAGACGTTTTTAACTTCTTATACGTAATCATACTACTTCATTCTTTCACTGTATTTTTTGAGCATAGCTTTCGGATCCATAATATCATCTAAAATCCCGCTTTCATCTAATTGCTTCATTAAGTCCAATAGAGCAGGAATGGCATATGCTTTAATGTTATTATTAACTACTTTCGGTGTTAAATCAAGGATGTAATTAATAATATGTTGGTCTGGTGTTAAATCCCCAGCATTAAAAATAAAGTTGATTAACTGTACTAAATGTTTCTTGGTTAAAACATGATCTGAGATTGATTTCAATTCATTTTCTAAGACCCCTAAGATCACATTAAGTGTAGAGTCTTCTACGTCTACCTCTTCAATCTTACTAATTAGTAAGTCCCGATCATATCCATATTTAGAAACACCTGCACCAGCAATCGTCTTCTCTAACGTTTCATGTAGTTGAGTATTACCCATCTTTCTTAGTGCTTTATAATTTTCAAGTCCGAATGGAATAAAGTAAGTATCTTTATCCACTTTAATTACACTAAAGTTTTCAATTGGAACAATTTGTACGTCAACATCACCCATACTAGTCATATAGTAGCTAGTGTTATGTCTCATTGCATTAAATTTCATTATTAATCTCTCCTTTAGTTTAAGCTTAACCCAGCATTGTTTAATTGTCTAATTAATTCTTTACCATCTTTAGTTGCACCAATCTGATTAACAATCTGGTTTACTCGCTTATCAATTTCATTTAAGGCTTCTTCTTGTTTATCCTTAGGAATGTATCGAACAAAAATTTCCTTTAGTGCAGTCATTTCAGACTCTTTAATTAATTGGTACTGCATAAGAGCTTCCGCAGTCAAACCTCTTGTTCTGCTACCGAAGTATTTAGCATGAAGACTTAGGGCACTCATTAATGTTTTAGGGTCAATAAATTCAGATTCCTCAATAGTTTTTATACCCTTATTAATAATCATTTCCAAGGCTTGGTCTTCTGAATACAGTTTACTTACTGGACCAGTTGTAGAGTTGCTTACTACTGGTTGTTGGCTTTGACTTTTAAGTTCATTAGTTTTACCAGTAAAGCCAACAATCTTATTACTGTCTACATCATCAATAGAGTTCTTTTCTCGCTTATCCATTAACTGTTCTAATGGAATATTTTGTTCTTGTGATTCTTTAATTCTTTTCTTGAGTTTAGTAAGGTTTCCCTTAGCCATTTTATAGCCTTTGGAATTTAAATAGCGAATGATATAATCATAGCTCATTTGTTGTTCCATTAGCCCGATAACCTTACTAAAAATAGCCTTATTGTTATAAAGCTCTTTTAAGCTTAGTGATTTTAAGTCTGTAGCCACTCTAAGCCCTCCTAATTGATTTTAGTATAATTTATCATGAACAAATTAAAATCGCTAAAACAGGCTCTTATAGCCTAATTTAGGCATATATAAATTGAGTTTTAGCCTAGATAGGATTGTTTTAAAAATCAGTTCTTGCTTACTGTCTGTAAGTATCTTCTAATCGTAGCCCTAGCTAGACCCTGTTTATAGTTTAACTCAATAAACTTAGATATATGCTGAATTATAGTCATTTTAGGGAGTTTTAGCTTATTTTAACTCACTTAAAATAAATACACTAAATTGTGTATTATTCTTGGTTTTCAAAAATTAATATAGTGAACAAAAGCTAATGAAAATGTGAATACTTTTTCTGGTACTCAAAAATTAATATAATTCTACATACAAAACTGTAAACAAAAAGGGACTTTGAATAGCCTTAAAACCACTCAAAATCCCTATGTTTAGCGTCTATGATAATTAATTAAGATTGGTAAAGAAGCACCAGTTACAAACCCTAGCGCAGTAGTTAACTCTAACATTTGTACATGAGGTAAACCTAATACGTAACCAATCAAATAGCCAACAAATACAATACCTTGCCATAAAAAGCTATAAACAACCGTCATTATAAGGGTCATTAACAACCAATTATTAATTAGCTTTTTCATCTGCGATTACCTTATTTCTTAGCTGTAGTAGTTGTCTTTTTAGCTGATGTTCTAGTAACTTTCTTAGTTGCTGTCTTCTTAGGCTTAGGTTCTTCTTTCTTTAAGGGCAAGAATCCCCACTCAGTATCATAAATCCCGTGTTCTACGACTTTAACATTCTTAAAATCTGCTGTTAATTGTACAGTATAGGACTTGATAACGCCAGTATTAGGTTCTTTAACTCTGAAAGTAGGCAAACCATTAAGGCGATTGTATTCTTGGTCCTTAGCTCTAACTTCATATTGCTTAAAAGCCAAGCTATCAATCAATTCATATGTTTTCTTTTCAACAATCCGTTTATTAATCATTTTTATCTCTCCTTGTATTTACGTCTAATATTTTCTTGCTTATTCTCGTGTAATTGTACCTTACGGGACACCTTTTTCTTACCTATTTTGCGTCCTTTACCGTAACCGGGGTTTTTATGAGTAACTCTGCTATCCAGAGAGTCATGAATATTAAAAAAGTCACGTGAAGTGGTACGATAGCGATAATTATACATAATTGTAATATAGTTTTCAGATAAGACCTGTGCAGTAATGTAAAGTTTACCATTAATCATTGCCCCAGTCCTTACTTGGTATATTTCAGTAGTGGTTGAAATAGTACCTTTCTGATCTATCTTTTTTAGCTGTAGTAGTTTTAAGTCAATCTTTTCATACCTAGAGACCAATTCCAGACCATACTTTTCTGCGTTGTACAGGTCCTTTTTACTGGCTTTATTAATCTTAGTAAAGAAACCCTCTAAGTAATATCCTCTTTTACTATTTAAAAACCCTGCGCCGGTTAGCGACAGACCTTTGATGCCACTTTCGTTTTTCTGCTTTGCTATGAAACTCACCACCTGTTGTAGTATCGTGTGTATAGATATTGCCAAAATGGTAACGTTGTAAAGATTTTTTAGAATCTAACATACCTTTGATATAAAGACTGGCAATTACTTTTTGTTGGTTATCTTTATTAAACATTTCACCAAATAGATTTTCTGCTTCTACCCGTCTACGCTTTTCTCGGGTATGAGTTTTAGCATTAAGGATAGCATTAAGTTCGCTAGACCATAAAATGGAAGTAGTTCCTCTTAAAGTTACTTTAGGCGAAGGTTCAGCCTTTTTAATCATTCCTGTAATTGCTTGGTCTTCAAATTGCTCATAGCTAATAATACCTACACAACTTAATTCTGGATTACTTTCAATCAGCTCTTTTACTTTTTTAACGTGGGAGTCGTGGCAATAAACATAAGTATATTTACAAACTCTTATATAATCTGCTAACTGATGAGGAAGTCTTCTGAGAGTATCATATTCAGTTTTAATTTCAATTCCAATGATACCCTTATTACTACTAAACAGTAGGCAATCAGCAATTGTTTTCCAGTTAATTGTCTTTTCGTAGATAATTAAGCTGTTACCAATTGGACCATAACGATCAAATAGGTTTTTATTATGTAAGATACTGTTTTTAATCTCATCTTCCATTAATCGTTTCATCACATTGCCCCCGAAGAAGTTAATACATTAAAGTAAGGCATATAAGTACTGTATAAAGGCCCAATATATCCTTTCCAGCGATCAAATTGGTAAGTGTCTTTTAACCATTTAACATTATTAAGACCAATGAATATACCAGTCTTTTCCATCTTTTCATATTTACCTGTCTTTGGTCCTACTAACACTTTTTTGTGCATTTCGGGGAAACCTAAGCCCCAATTACCGGTAACTGTATCAGTACCCCTAATGACTGGAGTAGTAAAAATAGCTGGCAAGTAGTTGAATTTACGTTTAACTTTTAACTTACGCTTATTATTGAGGTGTTGAGCTAAGCTTGTTCCCTCATAAGGCTTTTCCTTAGTCTCTACTAGCATTCGCTTCTTAAACAATACGTTTGGGTCCTTAGTTTGCTTATAAAGTTCAATTCCTTTAGTACCTAGTTCATAGGCAATTACTAATTTACCATCGTCACCTTGGATTAAGTCTATATAGTAATAAGGCTCATTATCAACAATAACAACGCCTGATTGTACATCAAGCATCTTTTCCAGTTCGTTCATTCTTATCACCCATTACTTTATGTTCATAATATTTAAGTCTAGCTTTATACTGATAAGCGATAAACTTACGGACGATTACAGAGTCAATAATATCTCTTACCCAGAAAGCTAAAATTAAGCCAATAATAAAAGCAACTTCATTTTCTAATCCCAAGTACGTGTATACACCGTATATACCAAGTACTCCTAATAGAATGGTTAAGGTATAAGAGATTAAGATACTAACACTGTAAACGTTTCTTTGGAATCTGGTTATGTTTTGCTTATCTTGTCTAATATTAGTATAAGCAGAGATACCTTCAAAGATTTCAACTATAATATAAGTAATTATACAATATTGTATCATTAGTCTGTTATCACCTCTTTATTGTCCTCTGTTTTTACTTCACCGTCTAAGGCAATAGGTAAATTCATAATTTTACCATCGAAGTCTTTAATGTGTTCATTAACATAAGCTTGGGCAGAGTCTTTACTAGAAAAAGTAAGAACAGCATTAAGATCATCAGACCAGAATAGTTGGTTATCATTAGTTAATAAGTAGTAAGCACCACTAATACAATTATTTTCCCGTTGGAACCCTTGAATAATCTTACTATCAATTAAATGCTGTGCTTCTAACTTTTGTAATTCATTTGATTTTTTATTATTGCCGAATTCTTCGTATAGGTCTGCTAAGTTCTCAGTATTAGACAAGAACATAACTTCCTTTTCACCTTTTTCGTTTAGACGACTTACCACTAATTCGTCATAATTATAAAATAGCTCTTGTTGTCCCAAGTTATACATTGTTTCACCTAGCACAACTATACCAACAACTAAGAGGACTAGCCAAGCCCAAATACCCCACATAGGTATAGTACACCCAGTAACAATGGCAATAATTAGTAATGTAAATAATGCAATTAATAGACCAAAAGACCAATGAAATCTGTTAATTAATTTATCATATGGAATACTCATAATTTTATTATCTTTCATTAAATTAAAAACCTCACTAAATTTATTAACTTCATTATAGCTAATAAATAGTGAGGTTTACTTATTTTATAGGTTTACTACCAATGGTGTAATTGTTTCTGGAGTAACATTTAACATTACTTGACTAGCAGAAGCATAGCACCCTAGTCGATCGCTGTATTCTGTAGGACCAATCAGCGACCCTGACTGAACTACTAGTCCCATTATTTTCTTTAATCATTAATGAATGTAAATGACCCCCTACCAATGCGTCTAAAGTAGTATGTTCAAATGCTCCAACCTTAGCAAGACAGTTGTTGTCATTAACCTTATCTAAATCTCCATGAACAAAAGCTAAATTATGACCTTGCACATTAACAATATGACGGTATTCTGTATCTGGATTAATGACTTTAAAATTAGTCATTGCTTTATTAGTATTTTTAAAGCTCTTAGTTAATTCTCGTGCTACTACAGCAACACTATCACCATAGAGTTGATCTTTTTTATTAGGAGCAAAGCGATCATGATTACCTGCCAATTCAGTAAATTCAAATTGAATATTAGGAAAACTAATCGCTAAGCTGGATAAGAAACTATCTTGTAATTCGGTAGCTTTAACAATCTGATTAGACAATTCAAATTCAGTGTAGTAACCTTGGTTTTGTCTCATCTGGGAATTTTCAATTAAGTCACCTAGGTTAATAATCTTAATATTGCTTGGCTTATATAATTGAACAGCCCGACAAATAGCTTGAATGTATTTGTCTAAACGTTGCTGAGCAATTGCATAGCTGTATTCATTATTCTTAAGCTCTACTTTAGCTCCAATGTGCCAGTCAGAAGTAATGACGATTAAAGTATCATTCTTATTTGTATTAAGATTATCTTTTACATATCTATTAGTACGAATAACTCGAGGCTTACTAATACTCTTAATTAGTTCTCGACTAAAAATTGTTTGATCCGTAAGTTTACGTTGTAGTTTATTAAGCTCACGATTTTTATTTTGTAATTCCCGTTTCTTAATCTGGTATTCGCCTAATTCACTACCAAAAGCTTTATTAACAAATTGTTGTTCTGTTGCTGAAAGCTCTTGTCTAGGCGATTGCTCTAATTCGTCCTTACGTCTCATGACTAATTCTTTAAAGTCTTTACTTGGTGAGAAGACTAAATCTAATTCTTTAGCCTTGGCTCTAACCTTACGCCATGAAACAGATTTACTAGGACTAGCATTTTCTAATTCTCGAACAATCATCACAACCTTATCCAATTCCGTTGTAGGGATAGACAAAACTTCATCTCTAGTATTAACATAATGAACTTTAACTGGAGAAGAAGTTAAACCTAGGACAGATTCAATAGTTTCACTACCCTCTTTAACACTCATATATACTTTATGAGCGCTACTATCTTTATCAGATAGGTTACTAATGAATTGATCTAGGTCTTTAGAGTTGATTGTTTTTTGACTATAGTCTCTTAAATAAGAGTTAATGATACCAAGAGAAACTTGGTTATTAAATTTACGAGCAATATCACCTAAAATTGCATATACAAGCTTTGTATTGATTAGCAAACCTTCCCTTACTCTAACGAATTAAGTAATAGGTTTTTTAAGTTAATCTCTGATACAGCATAGCCGACTTTGCTAATTGGCTGTTTAGGTATAAAAGTATTATTTGTCAAGAATTCTTTGAGTTTTTCATTATTGTAAGCACTAGGATGTAACACTAGGTACTTAGCGACTGAATTCTTCGAAGCTTTAATATCAAACGTAACTAATACATCAGCTTGCTGGTATTGACCTAATACGAAGCGAGACTTACGATAGTCTCCTTCTTCTCTAGCAATAACAATATAAGTGTCATAATACTTAATCATTGTACTATCTGGTTTAGTATACATATTAATCACTTTAGGCATATAGTAATGAAGTTTATTAGATTGTATGTAAAAATGAGTATTAACTACAACCTTAGTGTTAATAAAATTATAAACGTCTTTAGTATCTAGGTCAGGGATTTTTAGTCCATATTCTAATTTATCCAGTTCATCAATCAAGTTATATGATTTATTGTGTTCTTGGTCAAATAGAATTGGTAAAATTCCTGTAAAGTAAGATACCATTGCTAAAACGTTAGGTCTCATATCATCAGAGTAATAACTAAAACCATACCCTTCACATATTATACTACAATTTGAGATATTTTTAACAGTTTTTTCATAATTTGTCCAATAAGGATTAAAAGAAATAAACTCTTGACCTGCTAAACTAGATAGGTTAGCTTGTGGCGATAAAGCAATTCCAATCAAAATGATTTTAACAGGCTGTTGGGGAGTAATACCCTCTAATTGACTTAGATAACTAATAGAATACATATCAACCTTATATCCCTTATTAAGGTAATAGGCTTTAGCTAGTAATCCAGCTAAATAGCTTATTCTGTCTGTATGATAATAAATAATAACAGGTTTTTTAGCCATTATTACACATCCTTTCTCTTTTATATTTTAAGTATAACACTTTTAGTTAAATATTCAACTGTTTTTGTACAAGGGGCAAAAATAAAAGAGGTTAAATTAATAACCCCTTTTATTGATTATTTACTTGCTTGAACGTTGAAAGCAGGAACTTTAGCAGTATCACCGATGACTTTACCATCTGTGTAGGCTACTGTATATTCCCCTTCTTTAACTGCTTGACCAGCTTTTAAGCCTTTAATATCTACAGTGTTCTTACCAATATCACCTTGAGCTACTAAGCTACCGGCTTGGTTAAACACTTCTAAGATTAATCCTTGTCCGTTATCCATGTTTTAAATCCCTCTATTCTGCGCTAATTGTTGTTCTCTTACTGCTTGCGACTACTTTAATATTTGTTGGTTTTTCAATTGCCTTATTTAAGATAATTTCTGGTACGTCTACTAATTCAGACCTATTAATACCGTCACTAAAGGCTACTTTATAATCCCCAGCTTTAACGTTTTCTTTAGTGACAAAAGTAACCGTATTACCTTGCCCCACATTAACCAAGCGACCGTTCTTAAATAAGAGTAATTGTAGTCCTTGATTATCCATTAGTTACCTCACTCTTTAACCTTATACTGAAGCTGGGCTTGCTGGAGTAGCTGAACTGGCAGGGCTAGAAGCTGGGCTTGCTGGAGTAGCTGATGTAGGCTCATTACTTTCTGCTGGTTGACTAGAGGCTGGTTCTGGAGCAGGGGCGGGTTTAGCTGTAACTTCTACATTTTGGGTTAACTTAGCCCCACCGTCTGCTGATGTCCAATTAAAGGTAGTTCTACCCGCTTTAACTAGATGAGCAGAAAATGCGTGCTTAGCGTCATCCCACTTAATAGTAGCAATACTTTCATCTGCACTAACAGCACTAACAGTATTATTAGTAGCATCACTTGGATTAATGTTAGTAACTGTAACATTTAAGTCGTCACCCTCGGTACCTGTAATAGTATCTGGAGCTAAGGTGAAACTTTCCATTAGAATAGCTAAAGTCTTAAAATCTGGCACACTAATTTTATCGCTAGTATCTCCATTTTCCTTAACCCAAGCTACTGTGTATGAACCGTCTGAATAATCAGTATTAGGAATTAAATCAGTAATCTCTACCTGTTTAGCTCCCTTTTCTCCAGTAGCAATTACTCTATTATCTTTGTCATAAATTACTAAGTGTTCGTTTGTTCTATCTTCCATTTACTCGTACCCTCCTAATTTACTTTAATTGTAGCTGAATTATTCTTGCTAACTACAGTTACTTCTTCTGGGGCTTCTGGTTTAGGTCTTACTTCTACAGATAGGTCAAAAGTAGCTCCGCCACCGTCTAAAGCAGTAAATACAATATCTGTTTCTCCTTCTTTTACAAAGTTAATATCATAAGTACCCCGTTGACTATTATACTTAGCGAGGGCAATATCTTCGTCTTTACTTTCTGCTTTAACATTAACATTAGAAGTATTAGTTGGCTTGTAGTTACCCGGAAGAACAGACTTAACTTCGCCTTCTACACCACTAATCTCTTTACCTACGTCAATATCAAAACTTTCCATAATGACGGGTTTAGTTCTAAAAGCTGGTAGTTGCATCCGCCCGCTACCATTACCTTGTTCACTGTAGTAAGCAACACTATAAGATCCTGCTGGATAAAACGTGTCAGGCTGAAGACCAGTGATTACAACTTTGTTTTCACCAGCTTTACCAATACCAATTTTGTCAGGAGACTCTAAGCCCTTAAAAGCGACCATACGCTGTTTGGTTCGATCCCCAGACATGATAAATTTTGGTTCATACTGAAAAGGTAGCATCGAATTTTCCTTTCATTTTATTACTTTTATTTATCTGTACTTACTGTTACTGATTTAGCCTTTGGATCTACGGTTGGGCTTTGTGGGGCTGATAGTTTAGCTGGTTGGACTGGGGCAGATTCGCCATTTTCTTTTAAGTCAGCTACTAATTCAGCAAAGGTTACTAAGCGTGAGTCATAACCAGCAATATTGTAAGTACCATGAATATGAGCTTCTAGGGCTTCTAACATAGGTTGACCAGCGTCTGTACCATAGTACTTAGATTTGCGTAATACGTGGTAAGCCTCAAATGGTTGTTGTTCTTTATGATCTTGTTTCCAGATAATTTCTTTCTTATCTGCATCAGTTGTAACAACTAATTCACCCTTAGTTGGGTCACTAGCTTGTTCTAGCTTTTTGAGACGGTAGATGTCTGTACCAACAATTCCAAAGATTAATACATCTGCACCACGTAGGTCAAATAAGTTCCCAAAGTCAGTAACATCTTTAATAACGATAAACTTCTTATTTAAGTCACTGGCCTTTACCTTACTTGCCTTTACAATTAAATCTCTTAAAGCGTCATTACGAGCCTTTTCTGCCTTTTCTGCGGAATGTAATTCCATGTTATTTCATCCTCTCTTTTGTTATCTTTTTCTAATATAGTTACTTTAGCTTGTATTATTAGAATTTGATTAAAGATAAGCTTTCATTAATTTAACTAAAGTACCATATTCTTTTTCTAATTCACTCTTATTTAAGTGGTATTGTTCTTTCACTCTGTCTTTAGCTTCTTTAGCAGTTAACCCATCTTTAGCAATATAATCTACTAAAGAATGTAATTCGGGGTCACTATACCCTTGGAGTTTAAAAGCAGAGTGAATTTCAGCTAAGCTGTTATCCATTTCATTAGTATTAGGAGTATCAATAGCTTCTGAAACAATTCCTCGTACTTTACCATCCTTACGCTGAACTCGATTGTACTTACTCTTACGTGAATAACTAAAAGTAACGGGAGCTTTTCCATATTGCAAATCTGCTATTTCTTCAACACTCTTGTTACCATCCTTTAGAGGCGTAATATGGGACTTATAGTCTTGAATAGAGTCTAAGTAGCTTCCTCTAATTCTTGTAGGAAGCATTTTAGCAATATAGCCCGGAAAGTCCATTCCGTTGCTCATATCAAACTCTCTTACAAGGTCAATGAAAACCTCTGTAATATAAGCATATAAGTCTTGTCTTTCAGCGTAGGTCATATTAATGTTACCGAACCTACGTCCCATGTTATGAATTAAGTTAGAATATTGTTTAATTAATTGTTCGTAGTCCCTTACAAAAGTAATGTTATGGTTGCTGTTACCAATATAAACACCGTTTAAGCTATTAAATACGTTTTTGTTATCAGTATTATATCCAGTAATCCGATCTTTTTTATTAATCTTTTTTCTTGCCATTAAATGTAAAAATTCTCCTCTCTATTAATTATTTTAAAGTAAGAGGAGAATAAATAAATTTATGTATAGAAAAAAGACAGCTACAAATGTAACTGTCTCTTCTCTTAGTCATATAATGATGACCCATCTTCCCAACAAGACCTATCATCAAAGTCATGACAAATTAAAGAATTGTAAGTAATTGTATAAGGCATTTTCTCACCTGTTGCTTTGTTTAATACATATCCATAAACAAAGTGAGGATAAAGTTTAGTGAAAGTAACTTTAGTTGCAGAGTCTGGAACATAGATATTATGTTCAACAATCAAAGCTTGTTCACCGTTTTCAATATGCTTACGTAACTTTTCTTTAATAACACTAACTTGATCAATCAAGCCATTACTTAAATTTGTCATTAGCACCGTCCTTTAGCAAATTATATTGTTTCAGTACCTTAAGTACTTCTCTCTTTAGATCTTCAGTGTAGTGGCTTCCCTTATATGGTATACGTATTAATTGTACACCATGTTTCTTACAAAGAATATCTTTATTTTTATCTCTTAATTTATTTTTTATAAGGTTATTATTAAAATAGTTGATGTTTTTAGAGTGTTGTAAACCGTCTATCTCTATGGCAATTTTTTTGTCTGGGAAATAGAAGTCTAAATGTTGGGGGCCTTTATATCGAAGCCACCAAAAATGTTGATGGTATTTATAATTAACCTTTAATTGATCCAACAAGTGTCTTACAATAGGTTCCGAATTAGTACGACTAGCCGTTCCACATCTATCACATCCATAACCACTTAATAGATTATTAGGAGTTGTTTCCCATATATGACCACATTTTAAGTGCTTAATTTCTAACTTAGTAAATCTATTAATATAAGTCCCTAATACTAGATATATCCCGGACCCATATTTTAAGTCTAAATCTTTTTGAAAGTCTGCTGTAGTTTTTTTATATGCTTTATGTTGTATAGGACATCTATTACCTCTAATAAAGTCCCTAGGGCGCACCCAATATACATATCCACATTTATTATGTTTAATCTTAATTTTTGTACCCGAATTTACATAGATTCCTAATACACTATATTCGTCCCCAGTAAGATCCTTTACTTTTTCCTTAAACCAAGCAGTTGTATGGGTTCTATCAGCTCTTGCACACTTTGAACATCTACTACCCGCTAAGAATGATTGAGGATTAACCCAATATACATACCCACATTTATTATGTTTAATCTTAATTTTAGTGCGAGCATTTTTATAAGGAGTAATAATGGTATATTCATTGCCTACTTCTTGGTAGAATTCTTTAGCATATTCGTCAGCACTTTTTGTTTTAGTCTTTGAAATCCTTTTTGGCGCACACTTTGGGCAACGAGTACCATTATAAAAATTAGACGGGAGTACTTGATATACGTATCCACACTTATTGTGCTTTAATGTCACTTTAGTAGTTCGATTAATATATTCACCAATAAGACTATAATCGTTACCTACTAAATTATATATTTTTTGTTTAAATTCTGCCGTAGTTAGCCTTTTACTCATGGTGTTAATACAAATATAGCCACAGCTTAGTGCGACTATTTCCTTTCTATTAAATTAAGTCCTTAACTTCATTAGCAATATCATCTGGAATATTACCTGCTTGTAGTTCTTCTTTAAAGTGCTTGTAGTTATAGTGTTGCTGTTCTTCGGGTAATTGTTCTTGTTGTTGTACATAGTAAGCACGTAAGCCTTTAATCATAGGGAAGTCTTGTTCGTGCATGAATAGGCTTAGTGTTAAATAAAGGTGGGTAGCACTTAGGGAAATACATTAGTAATAAACGTTGCCAGATTTCATCTCTAATGGCTTGATTTTCTGGTTTCTTTAACTTTTGTACTAAGTTATATACATTACTACCCTTAATTTCGTCTCCATTATCGTTAACATACTTAGGAGAACGTCCCGTAGTAATAAGGCCATTTTCTTGGGCAGAGTTTACTAAGTTATATTCAAAGTCATAACCAGATTCACCAATAATACACATGGTAAAGTCAGAACCCCAGTTATCACCGACTTTGGACTTAACAACCTTAACTCTAGTAGTAGTACCAATTGGCTCCGTATCTGTAGATTTAGCTTTAAGCTTACCAGATTGGGCAAGACTAATATTAGTAGATAAAAGGTGTTCCCAGCCTTTACCCCCTACAGTTTTAACAGACGCATAACGGGGATTCATAGCATTGAAATCATCACGAGCTTGGTTAATTGCAAGTAAAGTACCATTGTTATGAATAAGGTTAACCTGTAGCTTACGTCCTACAGTCGCAAGAGCCTTAGCTTGTTGTCCTACTACTTGATTACCTAATTCGGTATTAGTTTGCATTTCAGAGTCTGAGATAGCGACACTATCCCAGATAAACAATACTTGTTGGTTAGGATCAGCTTCATAAACCTTAGCTAGTGTATCAATAATAGTCTTACCAATTTCTTCAATAGATAATTCTTGCATGGTCCCATCTTTTTTACGAGTAGTGGTATATGTAAGAACTTTAGAAGTATCGACACCAAGAGCTTCAAGACGAGAATTATTTTGTGTACCTTCTAAGTCAAAGTAAACTACAATGGCTCCCATCTTAATTGCATTTTTCATAACATTGCCAGAGAAGGTACTTTTACCAGACGAGGGTTTCCCGAAAGCTTGAGAAACTCTACCGGAAGCTGGAACACCACCTACCATATTATAATCAAAGACAGGGATTAAAGTTGGGTACCAGTCCATAATTTCACCACTGTCTGTTTGATTAAAGGTAGTGAGCTTAGGATCTTTATTAAGTTCTCCAATAATATCATTAATTTTAGACAAGGCAATCTCTCCTTATTACTTTAAGTTAGCTAAGAATGAGTCAACATCAGAACTAGCATTTAAGTTAGCTAATGGATCTGGTGTTGTATTCATTTGTGGTTGTTGAGCAGGGGTAGTTGGTTGTACTGGAGCTTGACTAGCTGGTGTGGGTTCTTGCATATCAGCAGGGCTAGGGAAAGGCATACTCAAATCGCCTTCTGAGGTGTCTGTAGTAGGTTGTGAGAACGGATTAGTGAAATCCCCTTGGTCTGGTGCAGAAGAGCTTACAGGAGCTTGTGTTGATTGTGGTGCTAGTTGCGCTGGGGCTGTAGGTTGAGTAAAGTTAGAAGCAGGTTGACCAGTCATGTTAGCAACAACATCTACCTTTTGTGGTTGGGGTTGATTATTCATAGGAGCTTGTGGGGCTGGTTGACCATTCGTAGGTGCTTGGTTATTAGTAGGAGCAGAAGAAGTTTGATTTTGGTTAGGGAATGGTAAATCGTTTGCACCTACTTGTGGGGTTGAGTTAAAGCTAGCGCCCGTAGCATATGGGTTAGAACTTACTTGAGCCATTTGTGTGTTGTAGGATTGGGTAAGTTGCTTAAGGACGATTTGGTAGAAGTTAGGATCAGACTCGATTAAAGGCTTAGCTTCCTTTTCAATATCATCTACATACTTCATATTACCTTGAGCATCACGTTCTAGGTAGTTAAAGTTCATAGCAGGTAAGATCATAGCTTGGTTAACACTAGCATTCCAACTACCTACACCACCATTAGGAGCGTCAACAAACTTAGCGCTAACAGGCATTGTTTCTTTAGCAGTCATGAATTGTGCTTGATCAGTAAACATTGGTTGACCAGTCCGTGCATTCGTGTAAGGCATTTCTGGAGTAAGTAAAGAAGAAATAGCATACATACCAGAGTAGCTAATCTGGATAGGCTTCTACAGCAGGGCGACCTTGATCATCTACCGCTTGAGCATAAGTACCATTTTGGTTAGTAACGGGAACACCAAGGAAGTAAGCACGTGCACGAACAGATAGTGGGAAACGTCCAGAAGCTAATTTAATAGTATCTACTGCATAACCTTTTTCATCTTTAGCACCTTTGTCTTTATTGAATTGAATAACCGTATTAAGAAGTTTAGCTAATTGATCATTTTGATTGCTAGGATCAATAATTACTGGTAAGGCTGTAACACTGCCATCTTTCTTAGTAAAACTAACCCATGCTTCACGGAATTGAACAAAAGGAAATCCGCCATTTTCTAATGGTAAGATCCGACCAAAAAAGGCTTGCTTTTTGCCAAGGGTAGTAGGACGAAAGTTGTTTTCGTTGCTGTTTGAGTTAAGTTGATTAATTGCGTCTGCGAAATTCATTGCCATTAGTTGTTTCCTCCGTTGTTCTTTTCTTCTGTATCATCTTCATTTAAGGTGTCATACATAGCACCAATAGTTTCTAGTAGTCCTTTTTTAGAAAGACCATAACGTTGCATAGTGTTTACAAAGCCTACTGTAAAGTCACTTAGCATATCACTAGCATTTTTACCCTGTTTAGGATAATCTTCAAACAAAACATTAGTTAAAAGATTGCCCTTATTGTCGTCTTTACTAACAACGACAATTCTGCGTTCTTTTTCCATTAAGCTACCCCTTTCACTCGTTTATCATGCAGTCGGTTAAACTCATTAAGACTTAATTTTCCTAGGTTAACAAGCTCATTTTCAATCTTATCTAAGACCATGTTTTTATCATCTACATTATTAACAAAATCTACATTATCTAAATCTAATTTAAGAACTGGAGTATTACCATAAGAGTTATACCAGTCTCGATAGATGTTCCATACAGACTTATAATACTCTGTTAGCTTAGGGTCTGTAGTTTCCATTTCACGCCCACGTTTAGCAATATTACTCAGCATTTGTTCAAATGGTGCTTCCAGATAAATAATTAAGTCTGGACCCATGAAAGGATGACCTGCTACGTTACGTTGCATAATATTATTAAGACGTAAGTAGTCCTTATAAAGAATCTCTGGGAATTCACCACGATTATAAAGGTTATGACTCATGATCCCATCACTAATAAGCGAAGAATCATAGACAGTATTTGTAATACCTTCTAGTCCTAAATGAACACCTTCCATAAGTTGCTCATATCGGTAATCCAGAAATTCAATCTGAACTACAAATGATTTAAGTTCTCTTGAAATCTTACCGTCTTCATAAAAGCTATTTAATAATGGGATTTTTTCTGGTTCTTCTAAAAATGCAGGTGTTCCTAAATCCTTAGACAAAATCTTAGCTAAACTTGTCTTACCGATACCGATCGGTGCGTTAATATAAATAATTAAAATCCACTCCCTGTTTCTAATACAAGATATTACCTGTTATTTATTTTCAATACTAATTATAAACAATACATAGTAGCCTAACAAGTCTTGTATAGTATCTGCGAGTGATTCATCTTTTACTTTGACTGTTTTGTTACTATTAATTAGATTATCTAGTCGATTACACTTGTCTAAAATTCGCACTGAAAACGCTGGAATAGCACCTAGAATATCTGCCACCTTTTGATAGCTAGAACCATAATCATGGTTCTTCTTAATTAGTAACTTTTTAGTAGCAGTAGTAATAGCGCTTAAAGCCTTTACAAAGGTGGAGTTATCACTATCTGGTAAAATTCCTTTGTAAGCTAGGGCATAAATAAAGCCTCGGGAACAATAATCTTTAATCATTTCAACCTGTTGATATTCTTTAAAAGTATCTTGTTGAAGATCTCGCACTAGGGTTTTACCTTCTTCACTTATTAACTTAGCAACTAGATTATCAACATTTCCTACATGACGATTAAGCACTAACTGTTCAGAGTCTTTTAAATCTAGGGTTAAATTATAGATATTATTACAAATATCTTTTACTTTAGTTTCAAAATTATTAGCCATTAAATCCTCCTTGTGGGATCATTTTTTGCTGTTGTCGTTGGTTAGCACTAATGCTTTGCATCATATCAGCTTTATTTTCAATTGCCTTGGTTAACCAGTTAAGACATCTAAATTGATAGTCAGCTAGATTCCGTTGCTTACTCAATTCAACGTATTTAGGATCAGATTGAATTGCCGTAGCAAGCATAGACTCGGGTGGTTTACGTCCACCATTAAACTTTTTTAAGTTTTCGTCTTGCACGTATTGGATATATAGAGTTCCCTTTAGAGCATCTAATTGTGTATCTAAGTCTTTAGCCTCTAATCGTTTACGCTCTGCAAGTCTAGCCACTAAGTAATAGATATTGGGGTTGTTTTGCATTTCTTCAACTAATTTATTAGTATCAAAATTAAGAATCTGTTCTGGTACTAAAGTTTTAAGTTCCCCATTCATGTCTACATATTGTAGAGGACGCAGGGCATCCTTGATAATATCCGCTGTCATATTTACACTTCCTCTCCTTCATCCGCATAGCTAATTAAGCAACCATTACGATAATAAGTATTCTGTTTACTTAAAGCATAACGAATGCTAGATTCTGGAACGTTAATATAACGAGCAGTTTCTCGAATACTAGGATAATAGAAGTCTTGTCCTTGAAACGTTACCTTAACTTTCTTAGGGTTGTTCTTTTCACCATATGGAATAGGGGCAGTTTGTGCTTTAACCCATTCCATTACTTTATCTAATTTAGATTGAGCAATCTTGAATTCTTGCATTACTGCGCACTCATTCATGTGTCTGTCTTCCTTTCTGCCCAAAGGTTTACGCATTTCTGCGCATCTAATCTTGCGCACCTCTTATTATGAACTAAAAGTGTAAGGATTGCAATAGAAAAAAATAAAAAAGACAGGCTAAATTAACCCGTCTAGTATTGGTGGCTATCTTCTATTTCTTTTAATTGCTTAAGAGCTTTAAACTTAAACCGAAGTCTTTTTGGTACTGTTACATACTTAGAACCTTTACCCATTCCTCGGTAGTGCTTATGACTAGGGCGAATGGTAGGCTCAATAATAAACAACTTACCAATTTTAATTCGTTGTTCTGTGTCTAAACCATAGGCAATTACTTCTGATTGAAGATTTAATACCTTTTGTATGTCTTTTAATTTTAAGCTAGGATCTCTGAATTTAATTAGCCTAGCTAAATCTGTTGTATTAAGTGTTTCCACGTCTTTTTTCATTTTAGTTCGTCCTTATAACATATTAGACAACGAATGATATAAGGTCTATTTATATTTCTTAATTAAATACTTACTTAGTTTTTGGTGTTCTGCTTCACTAGAGTAGCTAAGATATAGCTGAATAGTCCAGCGGGCTAGAATTTCATGTAGAGTATCAAAATAAGCCTCTTTTAAGTCTTGAGTAGCGTCATCATTAAATTCAAGATAAATTCGATCAGCAATAAATCTAGCGTCTTCTATATCAAACAATAAAGGAGTAATTCTTGTATCCTCTGTAATGTTTGGTACATAAATAGCGGTAGTCCCAACCTCAGAAGCAGTGTTCATATTATCTAATTCTGCTTGGCTAAAGTTATGAAGTCGATACATATAAATAACTTTTCGATTAGATCCAATAGCTAAAAAGACGCTCATTGGAATTAAGTCATTAGTAGCATAAATGATATGGTCTTGACTCTTATATACTTTATGGTTAAGTAATAAGTCGTCACTTGTACCATCAATTACGTAATAATGTTCTTGATTGTCATTTAGACAAGCTAAGACTTTCTCCTTGTTTTTAGCATTAACTTTTACATAATCACGTTTCTTATCATAAAAGTTTAGGTTTAATACCCGAAAAGTATTATCAATATTTAATTGTCTTTGTAAACGCAATTTAATTAACCTCGTCAATTAGTTTATTTAAGTCCACTTCTTTATGCTTTACCTCATGAGTATTTAGGCTATCCCAGTTAAAACTTTTATATTGTTGATACATAAAATCTGGGTCTAGGCTCATAAAGTTATCTAAGGTGGTAACAATCATATTATACCGATTAATGGTCTCTGTACGCTCTTGTGTATAGCTAATCATTGTAGCCAATACATTATCATGGTCTTTAGCTAAAACTTGATATACGCTTGCTTTGAAAGGAAATAGAGCATAGTCATTTTCTCGCTTAATATGAATAATTAAACATGGTACTGTATGACCAACCCCACCTAATCTGCTAGAGTCTGTAGTTACCTGTTCCATAAAACTAGGAATTTCACCATTAGAATTAAAGAATTGAGTAAACTTAACAGAGTCATGATTCTTTAGTTCATAATTAAAGATACTCATTGGGTGATCTGCCGGAAAGAATAAATCACCAACAAATCCCATATTACCTGTTTGATCAGAATGATTGTACTGAGTTTCAATTCCTCTTGTTGCCCCAGAATAAGCAGTACGGCTTACATTAGTCTTATAGTGTAATGAAAACTCCTTGGCTATCTTTCTTTCAAAATTCTTGCCTTTAGATTGCCTTCCCGACCCGTCCATTTATTATCACCTTGTTTATTATAATATAGTTTTGTTTATTAATAAAAAAGACTAACATAATTGTTAGCCTAATAACATTAATCATACATCATTTTTAAGTTATTAAATAGCTTGACTTTTTCTCTTACGTCTGGATCATAGATTGCCCGCTGAGTAATAAGTGGGTCAAGATGACTAATGTAAGTCTTGTTTTCCTTATAGGACTTTTTAGCTAGTTTATTTAACTTCATAAATTGGTCTTGCTTATCCTTATTAGTATCAATATCTTCGGACTCTGCTAGGTCTCTTAATTGCTTAATAACCTTTAATTTAATTAAAGCTGGTTCTTTCTTAAACATATAAAGATGATCCTCGTCTTCGTCTTTAACAACTAAAATACCTAATTTGTCCTCTTTTACTAATTTAGCCATGTAAGAGTCATAATCAATTTCATCTTTTAAGTTATTGCTTACACTTTCTAGTCCCTCAAGACCTAATACAAAAGATCGAACAACACTCTTAAATAGGGCTGAATTTAATTCCTTATCATACATAACAACACTAATCTTCTGATCTTGAATATTAACAAAAGATTCTTCAAAAACGTTAACTAATTCAGCTTGATTATCTGCTACGTCACTTTCTGAAATTCCAGCTAAAGGAGCTAAGCCAAACTCTTTATTTAAAGTCTTTACCGTATATACAGTTACATTCCCAGGTATTAACAGCTTTCTTTAATTGAGTAAAGCCAACTTCACCTAAAGCCTTTTTAAGGTCTGCTACACTCATTACTTACCTTCCTTTAAGTCTGCTACTTGTTGCTTGAATGATTCCTGCATCTTTTCACTAGCTTTACGGTTAGCCTTATCCAATTCCTTATGAGCATCCGCCCAGATCTTATCAATTGTCTTTTCATCTAAGCCATTCTTTTGCATTGACTTATCTAACGCAATTGCAGTTAAACTAGCCCGTTGATTAATTGCAGATAATTGTTGACTAAGTGGTGAATTAACAAGATCAATTACATCTAATACTTCTTCCATTGTTAAGCGCTTCTTGAGCAAGGTTTCAGCACTAGTCTGTTCTAACTTAGTCATTGGCATTGGTAGTTGTTTATGAACCTTAATTGCATTTAAAATTTGTACTTTACTTAGAGCTGATTTTACCATTATTTTCTTCCTCCCAAATCTGTTGAGCAATTCTGCTTACTTCATTTAATTCTTTTTCACTAATAATATGTTTTTTAACTAATAAGGTAGCTAGACTAGAAAACAAGTCCGCAGTATAGTTATTAGCTTGCTGGGCTTCACCCGTTACTTTATTAGCTAAATCTTTTAATGCTTCATAGGCTTCCTTATAGGAAACAGGGTCATTATTATGCTGAGTAACCGTTTCTGTTGGTAGCTTACCATCTTGTTTAACTAATTCCATTAACCGGATATAATCTTGAAAGCTTAAAGTGCTTAAATTTCTTACATCTGGTAAGTCTCTTTTCATTTTCTTTTCTCACCTCTTACTAGATACAGTAATGATTGTAGATTAACAGGTTGAGCCTTGTCTAACAATTCTTTAACTATTGTACTACCTAAATCATTAGCATCTTTATCTTTATAGGGATTTACAACTAAATATATCCGGTCTAGGCTAATTCTTTGCTTTAGTCGATCTATTAACTTAATTTCTTCTTTCATAGCGTCATTATCTAAAAATACATAAAAGTACTTAGGGTTAGCTTTAAGCATGAGATTAATCTGATCATCTGTAATTGCCTTACCTAAAGTAGCAACCCCTACATAATCCGCTACAGTCGAACTAATTGCATTAAAAATACCTTCGCAGATAACCATTTTGTCTTTTACATGATTAAGGTTAAAAACAACATCTTTCCTAGAGTACTCATTGTCCTTAGCCAGTGCATTAAAAGATTTAATAAATGGATTAGGTTCAATACTTCTAGTACTCCAATAAATAACATCATTATTAAGACCATAAGTTGGGAAGATAATACTATTACTAATAGTCATATCCTTATCTTGGGTTTTGATAGTACCAGAGGTAAGATAGCCTAGATTATATTTATATATTTGTTGTAGTGTAATTCCACGATTTTTAAGATACCATAAATAGGGATAAGACTCGGGATTATTAAGATTATCCCTTAATAGCTTAGTATTAGTAGGAAAGGGAGGACACTTTTTTCCTGCTTGTTTTTGCTTTTCTACTTTAGTGTTAAGAGCAACTAAGCGACTTAAAAGCGTTTCATTATCAACTGGCTCTACTTTAGGACTAGCAAAGTCTTCATCTTTTAACATATCACTAGCTTCTTTATAGGAAACATCATAATACTGCATAAAAAAGCTAATTGGGCTGTTACCACGAGACTCGCACTTAAAACAGATAAATTGCCCTTTAGGAGAAATATAGAGTTTTTTATCATGCTCTCCACAAAAAGGACAATCTAAATGAACTTCACCAGTTGCAGTTTCTTGGTAATCCTCATTAACACAGTTAACAATAATTTGTTGTTCCCGAGTCATAATTTCACCTATCTTACGTTATCCTCATATATAATTTTAGCAACTTTTCGCATATATTGATTCATTCTAAATCCCATTCCAAGATCACTTAACATTGTCATTTCTTCTTTGGTTGCAAACTTTGTTGGGTTGGACTCAAGGGCGTTTGGGTTAACTCCCTCATCATGTTCTCGTTTAATAATCTTTTGTTCAATATTGTCTAAAGTTTGGCTTAATAATAAGTAATTTCTTTGTACGTCTTGTAAAGTATAGAAACCATCCCAAGTCTTTAGACCTATTGACTTTAGCTTAGTAGTAATTCCTAGGTTAAACATATACATAGATTTATCTGTACCTAGTTCATCTTTTTTATATTCATAATAATTATGTAAGAAATGGTGGTTGTCCTTAAATCGCTCTTGAATATCCTTAGGAGCAATTGGATCGACCTTTAACATAATATTATGGAACATCGATACATAATAATAATCAAAATAAAAAGACAACGGATACCAATACATACCATATTCAGCAGGAATGTAGGCAACTTCAAGATTGCCTTGGCTTGATTGGCACTTTGCAACAATATAAATCCGTCCGTCTTTTTTAGTAGCCTTAATTTTAAGACCGTTAGTATTTACTAAATCGAGCATTAATAAACCAAAAACCCCTTATATCAAAGTATAAGTCTATTTTAAACCCATTCGATACAAGAGGTCAAGTAACCTTTAAAAGATTAATTATTAACTAGTTTCGAAGTGTTGTCAACCTTTTTAACTAATAATTGATTATCAATATTATCATTAAACTTCATATCATCATTATGAGAAACAATAATAATATTACCTACGCTTTGCTTTAAGTCACTTAATACATTAATAACGCTATCAATCCCCGCCTTATCTAATGAATCAAACACCTCATCAAATACCACTAAATTAAGTCCACCAATTTGTGATTTAAGATAGTTCATAAAAGCAAGGTTAAGAGCGATCCCAATTCGGCGCTTTTCACCAGAAGATAAATCTTGATAATTACTACCAGAAACACTGGAATCAACTTCTAGGCTAATTTGTTCATTAACCTTACCAGACTTAGTAGTAGTCTTATTATTAAGAGCTACGGTCATTGTATTATTAGTCAATACTTTTAAGATCTTTTCTAATTGATCGTTAAGATACGGAATAACTAAAGATAAGGCTTGAGCTTTAACACCTCGATCTGAATAAACCTTAGTAAGCTTTTCAAAATCCTCTTGGGCTGATTGTTGCTTGTATAGGTCTACTTCTGTTTCCTTAATCTGTTTTTCAATTCCAGCAGTATCTAATTGCTTTGGCTTTTCAATTGGTGTCTGTGCTTGCTCTAGTTCAGTCTTTAACTGGTTGATGTCATTATTAAGACGATTAATTTCAGTTACTAGATTTTCTTGCTCATTGAGCTTTTCGTTGAGCCACATTAAGAGCATTAGTTAGCTTACGGTACTGCTCCTGTTGCTTAGAAGCCTGTTCCTGCTCTTCTTTAGCAAGTCTAGCATAATTATCCACGTCTTGGCTAAGAGCGCTTAGACGAGGTGAGAGAGCCTTATACGAGGTCATAAGCTCATTAGCTTTCTTATTCATATTGTTTAGCTCTAATTGCTTATGTTCTGCATCTAATACATTTCCACACCAATTACATACTGCATTCTCTGAGTTTTGCAATTGCTTATATTGAGCAGATAAGTCAGTAAGCTGTTTCTTAATATTTTCCTGCTGTAATTCAATATTCTTTTGTTGAGCCTGTGCAGTTTGGAGCTTATTAGCATATTCATTACTATGTGTAAAGTTAAAAGCTGATACCTGTTGTTGATAAGTGTTATATTCTGTTTTAACAGACTCATGAATTGTTGGATTGTAGTTAAGCGAATCTAGCTTAGCTTTTCTTAAACTAATTTGATTTTCAAGATTATCAGCCTGTTGCTTTTGCATAGCCACAGATTGCTCATACTGACGTTGTAAGGCTGTTTGGCTATCCATTAATGTATCTAGTCGTTCTAGTTCTTTTTTGTCCTCTACGAGCTTGCTAGAAGATTCTTTGCTATCTTCTTTAACCAACTGTAACGCTTGCTTATAAATATTAGTATTAGTAAGTTCTTCTAAAATCTCCTTACGGTGCTTATCTGTAGCACTAATGAATGTATTAAGCTTTTCAGGACTAAAAATAACAGAGTTAAGTAAAGTATCAAAGCCAAAACCTAAAGTAGCTACAATCTCCTTATCCGTTTCCTTATTAGTCGATAGAGTAACGTCTTTACCGTCTCGATACATGATTACCTTATTCTTAAATTCTTTATCCTTACGGTAACGAGTAATCTCATATTCATGACCAAAATGGGTAAATACTACTTTAGCAAAACAGTCTTTACCTACGTCATTCTTAATCACTTCATCACTTTTAGCACCGTCTGGAGTTTCACCATAAAGAGCATAAATCATCGCATAGATAATCGAACTTTTTCCAGATCCATTTGTCCTCTCACTATCAATACCGGTGTTTTGACCATTAAGCAGGGTTAAGCCTAGATCATTTAATTCAAGCTTAAAGTGGCTAAAACTACGAAAATTTTGAGCTTCAATTGTTTTTATCCTCATTATTATACTTCCTTTTATTTATTTATTTATTAGGGCTAATAGCATCATTAATTGTTTGAATTAATTCTGCGTTTTTATCTATTTTATTACTAGGACGTGAATGAGTTGTATTTGACTCATCTAAAGTAGCTAAGTGATCTGCCTGTTCGTCTTTTGACTCGGGGTGCAGACGCATAGACTTTAAATCATACCGTAAGTACATAAAGTTATCATCAAAACCAAAGTTATTACGAACCTTATCTAAATAAAGTCTAATGTAACCTTTCTTATATTCCTCTGGCGTTGAGTTCAAAGTAGCACCGAAGGCAATTGTGTTCTTCTTACGATATGAACCTTCCACATTTTCCATGGTCTTAATTTCAGCAATCCCTGAACCACGATTAAGCTGAGAAGCAGTAAAGATTAGAGTATCTGTTTCTTGAGCTAGGCGAACTAAATCTTGGTAAAGCAATTCTCCCGCTTGTGCTTCATTATCAGAATACTGTTTCTTAATAAGCTAAGTCAGGCATAGTCCAAGGATAACTACCTCAATCTTAGTTTGCTTTTCTCGCTCTACCTTATTAATTACCTGTCTTACATCGTCTACCTGTCCATGTTAATGGGGTAGACTTTGCATAATAAACATTCCCTACCATCTGATTTTCATTTACTTTACTGTAGTAGTTATGAACTCGTTCCTTATAGTCTTCTCTGATTTCACCATCGGGAGTAAATACATCATGTATATCAGAATTAGTAATAATCCGGTCAAAACGTAAAATCTGATCGGTATTTAATTCTTCTAGTGTAATATGTAAAACATTATGGTGAGCAACCATTGAATAGTAATAAGTAAGATTGGATAAGAAACTACTTTTACCCCGTCCAGAAGGAGCATTAATAACTGCGATTTGTCCTGTTTCTAATCCCCCACCAGTAACAACATCTAATGGTTTTAGACCAGAATACAGCTTACGATTACCAAACTCATCATAAATAGCTTCCTTACGGGCTAGGTCTTTAAAAATATCGATAACTTCGTAATCTGTTCCAGTAAGCTTAATTTCATTAATTTTAGCCATTCGCTTTTCTACCCGCTCCGAAATATGATCGGATCCTTTAGTAGCTTCTTCAATAATGGCCTGATTACCTAATTGAGTATGTACATAATTTTCCAGCTCAGTAAGAACAACTGTATTATTATCCTCTTTTGCATTAATAAGATTAGAGGTAGTTTGAAACAAACCATTTAATACATTGTCTGGAACAGTAGTGTTACTTCTTTCTGCTTGTCTCTTTAGACGTTCTTCAACTTTTAAGTTAAGAGCATTTAGGCTTAAGGGTTCGTCTGTAGTTGCATAGTATTGGACTACAGTTTCAGCAATTAGTTTATAAGTAGGATCTTTAATTAGCACTCCCACATTACGTGACAATACATTCTTAGCAGTATGAGCACTATGGATTGATCTTATTAATAATTGCTCTTCTTTTTGACGGCTATCTAATTCCATTAAATTATTAATCCTCTCTGATTAAGATAATGGTAAGCATTGAATAGATACTTTAATTCATCTGGGTCTCGAAGCTCTATTTCATTATTAATTCCATAATAGTAATAGCTGTATTCCGTTACTCCTAAATGATGACTTAGGGCTTCATGTGGCTCCTTACAAATCAAAAATATTACTGGTTCAAAATACTCCACACCATCTAATAATAACATATTATCCCACGTTTTATTAGAGCGTTTTAGAAGTAATCTTCTAACCTTTTCCATTGAAACATTAATATAAGAAGTGTTACGATAGTCAAAAACTCTTTCTTTAAGATAAGTCTTTTCTTCACTATATAATTCCTTAATTGGAATTTTAAATAGCATATTAAGAGCCTTTAAGTAAAGGTTGTCTAAGGTAACATATAGGTTTTTATTAGTTAATTTTCGGTATTTATCTTTTCCGTCATAAGCCTTTAGAATCATTTCTTGATTAAAGTTACCCAAAGGCATGAACGGGATAGTTTTACGTTTTCGATTAAGGTATAAATAGTAATCAAAAACGCTAGACATTAACCAGACGGGATTTTCTTGCAATTTTAAGCTTAAATCATAAAAGTCATTCATAATCTGCTGATCTAACTCATTAGACTTAACAAAATAATTTACTATAGCTGTCTTATCTTCTGCTAAGGTGTAGTTAAAACAATCATAGGCTTGTCCTAGCAAGTATACATAGTCTTCTTTTAAATAATTACACATTACATCACCAACCCGTTTTATTGATAATTCTACTATAACACTTTTAGTTAAATATTCAACTGTTTTTGTATAAAAAGATAAAAATAAAAAGAGAGGCAATAATTTTACCTCTCCTTTATTGTAAGTGGATGTGCCCTAAGATAGTTGGAATAAAGGCAATCAAAATGGGTAACCAGATCAAAGTCCATGTATTGTTCTTCTGCTGATTATCCTTTTCTAGCTGTTTACTCTTCTCTAGGGCTTCTTGTGCCTTATCCCGTGCTTTAGTGGAATCCTCTTCCACATTATCAATACGAGTATTAAAATCTTGCTTTAACTCATCAAACTTACGATTAGATTGATCTATCTTCTCATTTAATGAGTTAATTTCAGTTTGAATAGACGCATTAGAGGATTTCAGTTCCATTAACAAGTTAAAGATTGTATCGTTATCTACCTGCATAGTAGATTTACCCTGATTATTGTCTCTACTTTCCGCCATTTTCAGATACTTGGTTAGTAGCTGGTTGACTTGCTTGGATATTATCTTTTCCTTGTTCTGGTACTGCTGGAGCTGGCTTTTCCACCATAGTGTTAGCACTTTTTAGTTGTCGAGGATCAGTAGATGTAGTAGGTTGGCTCACACTTCCATAAACCTGTTCTAAACGATCTTTTTGGGTAAACCAAGACCGTTCAATTTGTGCTTTAATTAAGCTTTCATCAACGTCTGTAATACCTAAAGCTTTAAGCTGGCTATTGACAAAGTTAAAAGCATATTGGAATTGCTCATTACCAGTAAGTTGTTTTGTTAAGCCAAGCTTTTCAGCTTCTACCACTGCCATGCTAACTAGGTTCTCAATCTTATATGCTTGTTCCCCTAGCTTATGATTATTAATCAGTTGTTGACCAATCCAGCCCATTACAACTGGAATTAATGCAATCGCAATTGCCATCAGTAAATCGTGCATTCTATTCTTCCTCTCTGATTATCAGTCAAGTCAGGTAAATCTAATCTGTGCTAGTTCTAATATAGGATATTTAAGGTAAAGAAAAAGTACCTAGTAATTAAACTAAGTACTTTCTAATTTATTATTTAATTACGTGTAACGTTATCCAAAGAAAGGCTATACATCGTACTTAAATACACCACTGAGCTTTCTTACTTTTGGACTTCTGAAGTTGCTAGAAGCATGAAGGTTAAGACGAACCTTAAACTGAGTAGCTAAATGATGTTGATCCGTTGCATTAGGAACAGTTGCTTGGAAGATATAACGAGTAAAGTAAGGACTAACTCGCTTAGTTGAGGTTGGTTTAGAACCGCTAGAAGCGTCCTTATTTAACGTTGTACTCTTTCCACCGTCCTCTGGGAAATTATACCAAGTATTCCCACCGTCTACCGAATACATAGGTAATACATAAGACTCCTCTGCTCCCGGATTAGGAATATAAGCGTCATATTGAATCTTAACCTTATTAAAATGAGCATCACCCGACTCGTCTAAGTTAATAGATTCATAATGAGCTTTAGTACCTGTAAGGATAGAAGCTAAACTTAACGACTCAGTAGTTAAGATAGGAGCAATGTATCTATCAGTAGTAAACTCAGCCATTAACTGAATAGCATAAGTATTTTGGAATAGGGCAAGTTCACCGTCAAGTTGTTGTGGATTATTACTTGTTGTAATCTTAGGTACGGACGTAGTAGTAGTTCCCGGAACAGATACCACTTTATTGTTATTATTAACCACTAATGGTTTCCATTGTGTATTATTCAATACAGCAGTTAAGTTATTGCTACCATCGAGGTTAATATCTGATTGTTGAACTAGCTTAATATACCAGTGCATAGCAGTGTTTTGATAAGTTAAGAAGTTGGTCAAAGTAGCTAAACGATCAATAGACGATAAGTAAGTATTAGGGGTTGTACCATGCCAATCCATATTAGGTCCCATGTCACTGCGTTTGTCCCAAACAGTATTAGCTGATTGGTTAAAGTCAGACATAATAATTGGATCAAAGACAACTTGACCATTATCTAAGAACTCAGCTACGTTAACTCTGAACTTCAAACTAGAAGCTCCGTCAGCAGTCCAAGTCATACCGTTGTTAGAAATGAATAGGTCACCATTTGAGTTAGGCGCTTTACCTAAAACATCACCCACGTTAGCAGACACAGTAGATGTAATAGTGAAGTTTTGACCCGTTGCTTGTGGATCATCGTTATAGATAGCTTGATAGTTAGTGTTGTAACCAGTTTCAGACTTACCAGCGCTCATAACAGTTTCACCCTTAGTAGCCTTAAAGACAGTATATTCATTACTATCCGAAATAAGAACAACAGCATAACCTTCGTTAGCTTTAAGAGTAACTGGATCATCAAAAGTAATTCGAGTTGCAACACTACCGTCATTACTAATATGAATTTCTTCTGGATCTAGGTATTGTTCTGCTCTAACTACCCGGTTAGGGTATTGAGTATCTCCTAATTCCCGAATTTGAACAATTAATTGTGGTCTATGAGTTTCATTACTATTAGCACTAGCAGGCTTAGTCATAAAGTACAGGTCAATAGATGATAACTGTCTAGTTTCTTGTAGGTAGAATGATTGAGCCAGCGGATCCCAAAGGTTAACAGTATAAGTTTGTTTTTCAATAACGTTAGTAGTTGTTCTAAGTGTACCATTAGCAGTGTAGTTTGTAGAGGCTACATCACCACTATTATTAACAATCTTAACTACACGAGTACCACAACGAATAGATCCACCCGGAATTACAAAGGTACCATGAATTTCACCTTTAGAATCAGTCTTGAAGGTATTAGCCTTAGCTCCTTTATAGTTGTCGTTTTCGGGGGTAGGTTCTTGAACTGGAGTACCATCAATCGTAATTGTGTAACCATCAGTTATAGGTCTAAAGTTAGTAGCCTTAAAAGTAATCTTCTTAGATCTCATGTATTCGACTAATGAGTCCGTAGTAGAAGTACCACCATCACCAATCATCCAACCAGTTTGACCTAAAGTATTACCAGCACCAGTATCCACAACTCCATTAAGCCCACCATAACGCATTAACTCTTGACCCGCTTGGTCAATGGCGTGTTCCTGTGCAGTACGACCATCATTATACCAGCCCCTGCTAGTATCACTCATGTGTCTCCACCACTTATCCATGTTAATCGTACCCTTATCAACACGCTTAAAGTCAGTAGTGGTCTTACTATCAATCCAATTATCAACAGCAGGATCAATAGTTAAATTACCATTAGCAGAAAAAATATTAAACTCATTAATATTAATAGCACCAGTGGCAATAGATTGACTAAGTGCCTCAACTTCATGATAAGGTGGACGAACTAACTTACCATGTAATGAAATATTAGAAAGAGCCTTGTTCATGTTAGGCGATAAGTCTGCCTTAGCTTGTGCTGGAATGGAAATTTCACCATTTTCAAAGTCATATGCAACATTACTATTACTGTCGTCACGGTTAGCAATTGTAGCGAAACTATCAGCAAAAGCGTCTTTTAGAACTACAGGGTCTTCTGAACGCTTGACATCAGATTGCATATAATTAAGAGCCATGTTGTACTCAGCATTATCTAAGCGGTGTCCCCATTGTTGCAATGACTCAAAAGTAATACGAGTAATTGTCTGCATAGTAAAGACAGCATTATGTGAATTAGGCTCAATATATACATAACCAAGTTCAAGCGTTAATGGGTCATTTACTACTGGAGGAGTAATAGAATTAAGAGGTCCCGCTTGTCCCGGAATAACCTTAAACGGATTTGCTTGATCCATTGTAATTCTAATCATATCAATCCGAGCCGTAAAGTAGCTATAAGTAACATTAATTGTTGAACTGGCAACTGGCTTAGCACCTTTCATACTATCAATATCAATAGAAGTAACACCATCTTGTACAACTACTCGGTAATCGGTACCTTCTTTAGCATTAGTAGCATAGTCATAAGTAATGTTATATCCTTGACCGGGGGTAGGTAGGTCATTAGCATTTGGAAGAGGAATACCCTTAAGATCAACACCCCAGTAAATAGTATTCCCTACATAGGTGAAATGCTTTCCCTCCTCATATTCATGGGCATTATCCCAAACTTTACGGATATAAGTAACATTCTTGCTAGTAAAGTTATCCTTAACGTCACTACCCGCACCACGTGCATGATTAATGGTTTCACGTGACGTATAAGTAACCCCAGCAACCTTTCTAACCGGTTGGTTAATTAATTGGTAATTTGAGCCATCGCCACGATAGTAGAAACCTTCGTTAGTTGCAGTGCCTAATTTATTAGCAACATCAAGCTTAATCGTAGTAGGTTCAGAAGTAGAGATACTATAACCTTGTACATAAGCTTGTCCGGCATCAATATCGAGCAAAATCTTGTTTGCGTCTGTTGGGTCTTGCGCACCTTTAGATGGATCTGGATTCTTTCTCAAGTGGGCTTCAAAACCATAAGAACGGAATGAACCAGATTGGTCATAAGTACGTTTAGCTAAAATTGGCTCTAGGTTAGAGTAATCCGGTTTAATTGCTCTTTGATTAAGAACGTTATCTTGGAATACTACAAAAGGTGTAGCACTGGCATCTTGATAGGTAAGAGCAACATTATAATGAAGTCGATCTGCCCCAGCTTCACCCTTAGTTACTGCACCGGGAGTATCATCTAGTAAGGACGGATCATCACTTGCAGTAACAATATTTTCATCTAGTCTTAAACCAATTTCTTCTCGACCTGTTCCCTTAATAGAAAAGTCTTGTTGGTCAAATTCTCGAACAGCACCATTTAGGTAAACCCGACCAGACCTTACAGTATAATCTTTAATTCGTTCAGTATCAGAAGCAGTACCAGAGTCTTTAGAGTTAATCTTCCAATCGGTAGCTTCATTACCGTCTTCAATATAAAGCTTATCAATATTAACTTCAGCAGTATTAGAAGTTGGATCGTAACCAGCATTAATTGCAAGTTTAAAGCTAACAGAACCAGAGGCTTTTGTACGGTACTTAACAACAAACTTATGTGAGCCATCATTAAGGTTAACTTGGTTTCCATTAGTCAAAACTAAAGCAGAAGCATTAGCTAAATCATTAATATCAGAACTAATAGTATTCCCATCTACCGTCCAACTAATTAATTCTAACTTACTGTCGTCACCCACTAAATTAATCTTATTTAAATTACCAGAGTTCTTACTAATAGTAAAACTTACTACTACACCTAACCCCTGAGTAACATTACCAGTAAAGTCAATAGACGGAACATCAGTAGGTAAGTTACCCTCCGTTGTTACCGTAATTCTACCATCTCGAACATAGCCACCCGTTGAATACTTAGAATTATTAGCAAACAAACTAGCTACTGAGAATGAGTTTGGCATCTTAGTATCTGCTGTTGTTCGGTCTGGTTTTGGAATAATTTCCATACCAGAAATAATAGCCCCTTCTTGAAAAAGAGAATCGCCTAGCATTTCTAGTTGATTGTTTTGAATACTTTGCAATTCAAGCAACTCTGAACTTAGTGCGGGTCTTCCGGGGCGGAATAAAACCTTAGAAAATCTCTTAGAGAGGTTAAAGTGGTTTCCATAAGGTTGTTGGCTATCATCAATTGTTCCTGCCATATACTTTTATCATTCCTTTCTACTTAAGTTTTAATCTAAAACTGAATCATGTACTTCATAATCTTACGTTGTGTATTACCATAGGTTTCCATTGGTCTATTTTCATAGAAATACATATTACCCCAATTAGTAACATTTTGCTTTTGTGCTTCATGTTTTGACGGGGCATTATCTGCAATTGCTACATCTTCTGTTACACCGATTTGAGTAAAGCTAAACATTGGTAACTTAGCTACGTCTAAAGTACCAATTAAACAAACATAGTTAGCAGGTTGGAGTAATTGGTTATTACTTAATACTTGGTCTGATCTAATAGTCTTCCACTTGCTACCCTTATAGATAACAAAATCGTCACCATCCGAAGCACTATCTGGAACGTGTTCGTCTGTTTTATAGCATAAGACTAACCGATCAACCTTAACTACAGCTAATGGATTCTCAATCATAGTAGTAGTTACACTTTCAGGGCTAGGACTAGACGGGTCCGGCCAGTCTTTATCCCGACCTAATACAAAGTAAAGATCACGTTTTTGGCTAAAATCAATAGCTTGGAGAACGTGTCCCATGTTAGTTTCAATTGCCAATTCTATTCACCCCTTACTTCTACACTCGTAGTAGATACGTAGAGCTGAGTAGAAGCAGGAGGATTAGGAATGATAATATCGTCTGGTTTTGTAAAGTATTTCTTATGTAAGACTTGTGCCTCTTTTTCATCAATCCAGCCGAAATCTACAGCCCTATCGATGTACCATTCTTCCTTAAATACTCCTTTTTCATAACCAGCGCACATCTGGTTATACCAATAATTGTCGTAAAATTCAGCTCTCATTACTTATCACTGTCCTTTGTTGGGTCTGGAGTGTCTGGGTTTACTGAATTAACGTCTGCTGAGCTAGAGTCAGAACTAGCTGGTTGAGCTTGACTAGTTGCGTTAGCTGGACCCGGGTTCGTCCCATTAAACATATTCATCATATTAGATAATGTACCACCATCAGGACTTGCAGGTGCAGTAGACGAGCTATCAGCAGAACTAGCTGGGGTAGCTGGTTGAATTGAACTAGAATCTCCTGAGGTACTGTTATCACCTTTAGAAGCTGAAACTAAACCATTCAATTGTGCTTCAAGAGTATTAATCTTTTTAATTAGTGGATCATCACTTGATACAGTCCAGCTATTAGTGTTCCAATCATAACGAATACCACGATTTCCTAAACTAGCGTCTGGCATCGAAGTAACGATTGGTAACTGTACATGAGCATTTTCTGGTACAAATACAGGATAGTAGTAGTTACCATTTTCATCTGGATAATCTGTTGTCATATATGCTTGCGTAAACTTAACAACCATTTTAATTGCTCCTTTAATTTATTCTTTCTTAGTATACTAGAAAGTCTCTTTTGTCTTTAATTAATATAGTTGAATCTAAAAAGACAGGGGTTAACCTGTCTCTTAATCATTATATCGATCTTGTGTATAAGCACCCATCTTAAATTGACCATCAATCGATCCCATTCTCATTACTCCAACACTGTCGTCTTCATAATCAAAGCCAAAGTAATCTACAGAAATGGAAGACTGAGTATCGAACATAAACTTAACATACATAATTCCATTATTATTAAGGTAAGGTTTCAATGTATTAAAGCTAATTCGGTATAGCTTATATTTTGAACTTAATTCATAGTCAGAAAACTTTACCCACATATTATTAATAAAGTCATATACATAGGGGTGAATTGTTTGTTTACTGCCTATACCCTTAACTTTCATATAGGTAGCAAGAGTCTTAATTGGGAATTTATCTAATTTATTAAGTACTGCTTGCTTAGGAGTATTACCAGTTAAATTACCCCCTAAGAAAGTATAGAAATCAATTCCTCCACCAATACCTAAGAGTTATAATCAAAGTCTTTGATAAGCTATCTATTCTTGACATTGCATTATAATCTTGTAATGGTAGCATTTCTACAAATGATTTTGATTGTCCTGTATCTAAGGTTTGAGTTGGTTGGTAGTCCTTTAAAACCTTACCAAGCCAAATCATATTATGAAAACCACCGGGAGTATAATACTCTTTCCTCCGTTTAACAAGACTATCGTTGTAAATAAACTGGATCAGTTACATGATAGTTCGATCAAAGTTAGGAGAATATAATTAGCGTCTCTTTCAGTAAAACCAATATAGTCAACATCTCGGTTACAAAGCTTGTATTATCATAAGCAGTAAAGTCAATAATTGGTGCCTTAGTATTTAATACGTTAACTAGAGAAGTAATAACCCAGATAACCCCAGCAGGTCTAAATAGATTAATAATTTCACCAGCAATTGTATTAATCGGAGAATCAATCTGAACGTCAATTACTGCATAGCGGTAATAAGTAGAAGGATAAAATTTGTAAGTATTCCACTTGCTAGAATTCCAGATAAACATATCACGATAAGGCTCATAGATATAAATATTACCTACGTTAGTATGCAAGTAATTAGCAAGAGCCTCTCTAATACTATTATTAGTACTTCGACTATGCAAAACATGGTGTTTTAACTTTTCACGGTAAGTATAATCATTCTCACCGCTTAAACGCTGTAACCCTAACCAGCTACCCCAGTAATCAAGCCAAACACCTCTAGCAGTATCTAAATAAGAATCAATCTTAGTCGAATACATACTAGCTTCTGCCCGATCTACCTCATATTGGAGTGCATTAATCAGAGCATCATTAACTTCCCCTGTAGGTTTATTATAACCTCTTAGTGCACCTTTCCATAATGGATGTAAGTTATTAGCAATACTCATAACCTACACCTCCTATTTACCAATTCCATTAGCTAGTACACTAGGCAAGGAATCATCTTGTGGTGCTTTGTCATTGATTAAAACTGTTAGGTCTGCTTCATTAGCTTCTTGTTTGAACTTAATATTACAAATAGCTAGACGTAAGATTTCATTTGAATTAGTTTGGTATACATCATCTATATCTAAACCCTCTGTAATCTCATCTTGCTCTGGTTGTTTATCCTTTACAATAGAATCTTTCCAACTTACCCCGTCTTGTTCAGTAAGTTTATTGGACTTACGGCCTAAGATACCATAAGTCCCCTCTTGGGTAATATCAGTAGGTCTAAGATAAGGTTGTCTTACTTCTGCACCTTTAATATTAATAATGGTATCATCACTAATTCCGGGGTTATTTAGCATTTTCCGATCTGGATAAACCTTAACGTCTACTGTCGTATCAAGTAAACCTAAGTCGTCAGTATCCATTACTTTTTGAATAATGTTTGCCTTATATAGAGGCTCACCTACAGTAAGCGAGTTAATGTAATTAGCGAGATTTTGTTTAATTAAAGCCAGAAAGTCATTAGTTAAAAAATCTGTATTATCTACTCTTACTGTAATGTCAAGAGCAACTACTGATTTATGAGTTGGATAAACCATAACTTTAATTCCTGCGGGTTTATAATCAACTAACCGATCAGCAATCTGTTGTTTAAGATCATCACCCAAGTTACCGTTAGCGTCATGTGCATAAACTACTACTGCTCCATAGGTAGATTCATAAACATTAGCACCAGCAACTCCCGGAACACTTTCTGCGACATGCTTTAAGGATTGACTAGTACCACGAGCTAGGGACTGGATCATCTGTCTAAATCGAACTTTAGCCTGTTGCGGATTTTCCTCGTCTTCACCTGTATTAAAAGCCTCAGGATTATAGACTTCTGCAATTCCGCCAATATCAGTTGTACGATCAATTACCCGATCTGGAATGTTACCATAAGAACCAATTACAGTACAATAAACTGGAATAGTAAATGACTTAGCTCCTTTAGGAACACGATAAGGAACCATTGTCCTATATACTTGTTCATAATTAGGGTTAGTGGAATAAAAACGAGTACCTCGGTCTACTACTAAATCCTGTTGTAAAGTCCCGTTAAGTCGAACAAAAACGTCACCAAAAGCATAGGTAGCACTCTTATGTGTAAAGCCAAAAGCCGAAGTTACTGCGTCATCAATCGACTTCTGTAGGTTTTCTAATGTGTAATAATAAAGTTTTTCAATTTCAATAGCTTCGGCTTCAATTAAAGTACGAGTAATAGAACCAGTACTAAAGTCATTAATTAAATCAGTATGTGTTCTTACTTGGTCAATTTCAGACTGAATAATTTGACTGGCTTTTCTAAAAGCAAAACCATTTTTATCTATTTGAGTTGTATCTGCTGAAGTATCAATTGCCAAATCCATTCACTTCCTATCTGATTGAAATTTCTCCGTTTTCTGATTGATAAAGATAAAGATTAAACGCTTCTCTTGAACCAATTGGTGTAATATCTGCCGTTAAAAACATCGAAGTATAAGACATCTTAGCAGAGGTAACTATTGCTTTCTTTACTCGTGGATCGGACGTAATCGTGCGTCTAAGCTCATTTTTAGCATCCATGAGCAATTGCCTATTCATCTGCTTACCAAGCATATCGGGCAATAGAGAGCCATATTCTGGGTGAAATAAAAGTGTCCCCTTACGAGTTAGGATTCTTAAAATTAAACTCTGCTTTAGGTTATCTGTTCCGGTTACTGTATTAGGTTGGTGTCCGTCTGAGTCTAAAATACCAAAAGCTTCGTCCATATGACCATCAGTATTAACATTTAAAGCAAGATCCATACCTAAAACAGTATCATAATAGGCTGGTTGATAATGAGCGGTATTCGACTCAATAATCTTATTCTCACTTGCTCTTTGCCAAGTATCTTGGTCATTAGGTAATAGCATTCGATCTCCACGAGTTAAAAGATGTTCTGGATTTCCCATCTTTTCTTGTGGAGTGTCAACAATGTATGGATATTCTAAATGATTAAGGTTAACTAGCGTATGCCATTGCTCCATATCTTGATAAAGCTTAAAGGCAATTGTCTGAATTGTGTCTCCCTCTTGAATTACGTAATGTTTATAAGCACTCAAAATCTCACCACCTTACTTAGTGTAACCATAATGATTAACAATATAATTAAGCTTATTTTCAATAAAACCTAAGTCAACCTCCAACTGTCTTAGCTTTGGAATAAAATCCAAGTACTCTGTATAGTCTCCACACCAGTCAGCCATTACTCTTAAGTTATAACGAATACGAACAATATCCTTTTTACTAATGTACTGAATTAAATCTGGTGCATTATCTAAGTGCCAAGTTAATGACCTAATTTCAAGATAAACTACATTTAATAACTTATACGCCCCCGGCTTATATGAAAACATTTTGGTATGAGCTAACTTATTAGTAAAAGATCTATCTGCTGGTGTCTTACCAAAGAAGATTGGTAAATAAGATAAGGTATAATACTGAAACATCTTAGTTAATTCAGACACCTGTAGTTGTGGTTGATTAGCTAACCCATTAAAAGTCTTTAATTGCAATTCGGGAATAATTAAACGATTATCAGACGTAATATCAGGTAGGGAATATAAAAAGTATTCGTCTAATGTAATTGGGTCAAAATAATTATTCTTACCTGTCACTATCTTATATCCCTCCTTAAACTAGCAATCGCAGAGCTAGTAGCATTACTCATATTACCATCTGTCATCCCACCCTCACCGGGTCTACCTATTAATGTATTAGTACGATCACTAGCAGACGCTTGGTCTGTGTTACCAACTACAATCATATTAATTGTGTACTTAACAAGGATTGCTTGCGATACGTCTTGACTAAATTGATAGCCAGATGGTGAAATAGCAACCTTATAAGAGTAGTTATCAGTATAGTTATCAAAGACTAGAACAGGGTGGTTATCCTCGGTTCCAGTCGGATAATTATTTAAATATGTGTCTAAAAAAGATTTTAATTGCCATGCTTGATCTATACCTAAACCATGTTGCCAACCAGTTGTACCAGAAATAGTAATTGACTTTTGACCCATACCAAAGTTTTGAACTGTTCCCCAGTCTTTAGTATTCATATAAGCTGTACGGGCTTGTGTCTGTTCTTGAATTGATTGTGGGTTGATTGAAAAGTCAAACCGATTTTGTTGTGAACCATCACTATTTAGTATTCTAAAAGCACACCGATCTAGGTAATAACGACCATCAGCCATTGCCATTATATCACCTACTTAGTAAATTCTAGTTTTAATATAAAAAGGACAGGTATTTAACCTGCCCTTAATATTATAAGTTCTTAATTCGTTCTGTTAACGCTTCTAAATAAGTTTTCATTCCAGAAAGTTGCTTATGCAATAACTGAATTTGTTTGAACTTAAGATCTTTTAGCTTATCTTTATCGGTTAGGAATGCTTCTAGCTTCTTAACCTTAGCGTCTAATTGCTCCTGTTCAACCTTTAATTTATCTTTTAACATTACTTCTTATCCTTAGTATGCTTTTCCTCTTTTCCCTTTAATAAGTCAATTTGATCTTGTAAAGACTTAGCCTGTTCCCGCAAACGTTGATTTTCTTTTTGATAGTTTTTAATTTGAATATCTTTAATCTTAACGTTTAAATCAAGATCTCCCACTTGTTTCTTATAATCGTCTAAAAGTGCATTAGCATCTACATTCATCGGATTATTTTGTTGTCCTGCTTGATTATTATTCATATTATATCTCTCCTATTCTTACTTAAGTTCGTCTCCATAGTTATTAACAACACTAGGATCAATTCCATTTTCTTTAGATAATTCTTTTTGTTCCTTAATCGCCCTAGCACGAAACTTTACTAAATTCTTATCACGTTCCTCTTTAGTAGCAGAAGCAAGTCTAACAGTACCATCATCATTAAAACCAACGATACTATCCTCTCCTCCATAAACTAAAGTCTGTGGAGTTGAACCGTCTCCTAATAAAGTAGTACGCATATTCATTAAAGTATTACCAGTTTGTTCATCAACAACAGTTCCATCTAAAGTAATACTTTTCCTCTTTCTTACTTGATTATTGCTATCTAACTCTTGATGTTCTTCTACACTCTTATTAATTAATAATTTAGACACTTATATTATCCTCCATTACTAAGATAAGTTTATTATAGCACAAAATTAATCAAATTTAGACACCTCTATGACCAGCATCTGTATTTGTTCCCTGTGCTTCACCGTTTGAACTATCAATGCCTCTAGGAACACCATGATTCCACCAAGAAGATAATTGGTAACACCAACCATCCATAAAAGTCACAATAAATTGATCATACATAGCAATCCCCTTTACTCTTCCTCCAGTATTATAAATAGCAGGAACTGTTTCAGCCCAACGATATTGCGCTTGGTCAAAGTAGACCCAACCAATCTTTAGACCTCCCCATTTATGACCCGGATCTTGATTTTTATTTACTCTAGGTACATAAAAATTAAACACACCATTAGGATCAAATGGCACATTAAATACCTCGTCACCCTGATTATTGTAAACTTTCCAAGCTCCAGACCATACCTGTCCGTGAACATTACCATAGTTATCCATTGACATCCCATTTTGGTTAGAGTCTCCAGAGAAATAAATACACTGTCGGGTAGCTAAGCCATTAGGGTTACCATTACCATCGGTAGAGCTATTATTATTACCAATAGAGAACCCAATACCATCTGCATTTATAGTCGTCCAATAAGGCATTGGACTCTGCCCATCAGTACTTACTGCAAAAGAAAGGTACCTACTACTATATTCAGAAGTAGTTTGTACTCCAATATCGTCTTCATGGGTAATAATTGATCCGTTAGCCGATATTGTAAGATCTCGATAACTCCCACCCGCAGTAGGAACATAATAACCTTGATCATCAAGAATATCGCCCTCTGGAATTATTGCCATCTCATCAATTTGAATCTTCCATGTATGGTTAGCAAGGGACTCTCTGGAGTCTTTTATAAATCCTTTTTGCAATACTCCTAAATAATAGGTATTAGCTAAATCTAAATCCTTAGTCGATAGTTCAGCATACAAATTATAATAAGACAATCCCCCGACACCAGTTAAAACCTTCTTAGATGTCATTTTAATCTTAATATTATTTTTTACATTATTAAAAGTTTTTCCATCAAAGTCTACATGATAAGTATCATTTTCATTAATCCTTCCAGTAGTTAATACAACATACAAATCATGGTATCCTCCAGCCACTGTAGTACCCCCTGAAGTATCATAGCTACCATAGGTACAAACAATACCAAAGTTAAACTTAATTCGCCCTATCTTAGACTTATACTTTTGTACAATATCATTAATTGTTGCTATCTCAGTATATTTATAGCCATCATATAATCCATAACCATTATATTCAGACCTACTAATATCATTCATATAGACAATACTTAATTCATTAGAATTAACAGGATACTCTACCATTCCCCCTTGATGACCATATAAATATGGAACTGGATATTCATAACCTCTACCATACCCGAAAGATCCAGACAAAGTACTACGGTCAAATGCTTCATGGGTAATGTTTACATAGGGACCGTCAACCCCTTTATTAGATCCAATTCGAGCAATGGTAGAAAAAGCTTGAGGAAAGACAGTATGTACACTAATATTACCAGAATCTTCAATAAGAAATGATGGCGTATAGATAGACCCAGAAATTGGATAGTAGGATCCATTAGAGTACTCACGAGTAGAAGTCATAAATTCAGATGATTGAATCCGGTTACCAATAATATTATTACCCTCAATTAAATTACCTTTAATAATATTACCGTCTGTAATACTAGCCCCCTTTATCAGAGCTTGATTAGATACGTCATCCTTACGGTTACCAGTAATTTTAATTGAGTTTGCAGTAACATTACCAAAACCGTCTACACTAAAAGCACCACCACTAGCAGAGATTTTAGAACCATCATTACCATTTAGAACAATATTACTACCAGTAATAGAACCACTAAAGAAACCTTTATTAGTAGCAAAAGTACCATCATCTCTAATCTCGGTAGTAGTTTCGCCTTTACTATTAACAATTTTCAATCCACCGTCTTTAATGGTAAGACCATTAGAGTTAATAACAACATTACCATTATCAGCAGAAATATTACCATTAATAACTTGCAGTGAGTTATTAAGGGTTAAATTATCTCCGATAAAGTTAACTCCAGAAATGTTACCCGCAGTAATATTACCTTTCATATTAAGATTACCACTAGTATCTACATGGAATACCTGTCCGCTAGCATTATTAATAAGAAAACCATCGTTAGAGTTCATAGCAACCGTTGTACTTCCTGCGGTAGCAGTTAGCCCCCTGTCATTTAAAGTAACACCTCTATAGTCTCTAGTAGTCGTTGTAAGTTCAGATTGCGATAAGCACCAAGGGGTAGCTACACTTCCTTTTTCCAACTTCAACTTGCCAAACTTCAAGTATGTTCCTGTGCTTAAATCAAAAGCGAAATTTAAGTAGAAAATATCAAACAATCGTACGTTATTATCACTCTTGCCGGTCCACATATAAGTCGAGTAGAGCTTATATTTATTTTCGCCAAGATTAATCAAGGTTGCAGGTTGAGGATCGTGCCCTACATTGGTAAACCATGTAATTTGAGCCCTACTCAAGTCTTTGACAGTTGCATCAGTTTCAAACCAGATTGTTTGAGTATAAGTTGTCCCTTTATTCATAACATGGAAAAAGGTATGTGGGTCTTGCGGAAGGATTTCATAACCTGTGGCATTTGTTGGTAATTTCAAGTAAGCATAGTCATCCTGCCAGACAGTATTAGGGATACCATAACCCATTGTATATTTCTGATCAGTACCAGAAACTAGATTATCGTTATGCAAGCTATTAGCAACGCTACTATCCAACGAATGAATGGTTAATTGTTGCATCGTCCAATCACTAGCTGTGAATGCACCACTATCCCGTGCAGTTGTACAGAAATAAGTAGCACCTGATTGTGTCCACGTATCACCCACAGCATAAGGTGTGGTTGGTTGGGAAGTAAAGTTGCGTTTCTTAGTTGAGTCAAACATTGGTGCCCATGTGTAAGAAGAAGGGTTTCTACTACTTGTACTTGTATAATCTGTATAAGTTCCTAAATAACGATAGCTACTACTTATATTTGGACTAGTTGTGAATCCGTTACTACCATCAGCACTATTAGCATAGGCAACATGGAAATAACTAGTTTTACCATCTGCACCTGGAGTGCCCGGAATACCGTCATCACCCTTAATTTTAGTCCACTTGTAATCAGTAGGTGTACTTGATTCAGTTTGACTTCCTTTGTTATAAGCTATTCCTATATAACTCATTCCAGTCGGGGAATCACTAATATTGCTACCACTACTATCAGTAGCATACTTGATCCATGTGTAGTAAGTTTTACCGTCTGTACCATCTGCACCGGGAATACCTTGGTCCCCTTTATCACCCCTTAACCTAGACCATGTGTACTTGGTATGGTCAGAGGAATCCGATTCTGTAAAATCAGTATAAGTACCAACATATAGAGCATTAGCAAAGTATTCTAGGTTAAAATCAGTATTACCATCACTACTATTAGCATAGGCAAAGTGTACATAACTTGTCTTACCGTCTACACCCGGCTTACCCGGTACCCCATCTTTACCATCTGTACCATCTTTACCCTTGATTAATGACCATGTGTACTTAGTATGATCCTTAGAATCTTCTTCATCAAAATCAACTAGCAAACCAATATAAGTAGCCCCACTAAAGCTATCCACACTAAAATTATTATTACCATCAGCACTAGTTGCATACGCAGTATGAATGTATTGTTGTTTTGCACTAACACCGGGAACACCTTGAGGTCCTTGGGTTGGAATTGTTTTCCAGACCCCATTTTGATACTGTTTAAGGGTGGTATTATCCATCCAAAAGTCCCCATCGATTGGGTTAGCTGGTGCGGATCCTATATAGTTATGTGAGC